ACGTTAAATGTGTAGCGCGATCCCGGTTCTAGATTTTCAACTCGGTACTGCGAGACATTGCTTGTGAGTGTGTGAGTGCCGCCTCCATCCGGGGGCAGCCAGTTTATCGTGTATCCAGTAATTGCACCTCCGCCGTTACGAGATGCATCCTGCCAGATTAGCGCCACGGTATTGGACGTTGCCAAACCGTTCAACCGAACCCCCCACGGGTCTGTCGGCTTTCCAGGAGTGGAGGTGGTGGCATATAGAGCGTAATTTCCAGGGCTTAGACCCGCTGGGTTATCGGCATTTATCGCCTTTATCGTGACACTGTAGCCGGTATTACTGGATAGACCTGTAATAATATAATCCAAGACGTCTGCGCCTACTGTAGCCGTAGTCATGGGTTTGTTTTATACCCCTGAATATATTTTGACTCAAAATTACTTATCGCAGCTACGACGTGTAATTTTGAATATGTAGAACATATTTTTCGTTTCTCGTTTCTTAAGACGTGTATGAGACCTCGTATGCAGTGATCGGGTCTCCGCCCTGCTCGTCGGGACTGGTCCAGGCAATTGGAATGGAGTCTGCATCGACAAGGCCGCTTGTCCGGAGTCCACCCACATCTCCAGGTCCAGCCGCCGGACTGGTCGTTAGCCCCAGGGACCCCGACCAAGGAGATAGGATAAAGTCAGCGTTCTCAGCTCTGACGCGAACATTATAAAGCGTATCTTCCGTCAGATTGGAGATCGTTAGCGTCGTATCTAACCCTATGTTGAAAGTGCCCTGGTCAGTCGAGGTTGGAGGGGAGATCTGCACAATATGGTTTGTAACCTCTGAATTCTCCGCTGGACCCTTGTAGGCACTGTTAAACATGACAGTGACGGACGTAGAAGTCGCCGGAATATACGGATGAGCCTGGAGATTGCTGGGCGTGAAAGGAGCACCTAGCTCTAGGGTCGTAGCTTCCACTGTTGCTTCGGTGCCTCCAGGAGATATGAGTCCGCTTACATTGCGAGCGTACACTTTGAAGGTGTAATCTGTATTGGCAGTTAGACCAAAAATCACGGTACTGCGATTTGCAAGCGAGCCTGCCGGGTTCTTTGTCAGAGCTGTTTCCGGACCGGCATTTGTGTCATAATACTCGATGAAGTAACTAGAGAGATTAACGCCTCCATTACGTCCGTTTCCGGATAGATTCCAAGAGAAAGCGGCATTGTTGTACGCGATACTTGTCAGTGACAGGATCGGATCGGATGGCGCACCAGATACGGATGTGGTAGCATCGAACGTAGTTGCGCACTCGGCACTGAATCCTGTGGAGAATGCCACAAGAGAAAACCTGTACTCAGTACCGGCAGACAAATTCGAGTAAGTGTAATTGCTCTGATCTCCTACCGAGGTCTGAGGCGGCAGGTAATAATCCGCCGATATATCGTATGCGGTGATGACGTTGCTTTCAATAGTGTCGGGTGCAGTAGCAACGGCAGGAATCCACGTCATAGACACGGTGTTATTTGTCGCCTGACCATCCTGCGCAAGGTCAAGAGGGGCCAGAAGACCTCCCAGAGCAATCGTTGAGCCGGTGATGTAATAGTTTCCAGGAGACGTGTTACCAGACTCATCGACTGAAACAATATTAAATGAATATGTGGTCTCAGGTTCGAGTCCTGTGACAATCTTATATGTATCATACTTGTCGGTATAGACACTTCCACCACCATCCGGAGGCTGCCAGGTAATCAAAAACGCAGACAAGTCACTCGTCGAGGAATCTTCGCGGTCGGGATCGACCCAATCTAGAGCGATCGAGTTAGAGGTCGCTGCAACAGTGTTATCAATCGCAAACTGAGAAGGATCATGCCATCCATCGGATCGTGCCGTTGCGGCGACAACCTTTGCATACCCCGGAGATGCAGAGGCATCCTCATTTATAGTCGTCACGGTGAATGTGTAGCGAGAATACGGTTCCAGATCGGTAATCGTCGCGGCATAAGGCAGCGAGGCCCCGGGTTCGAAGATCTGTGGCTGCGTTCCGCCGTAAGGAGGATCCCATGTAATCTGGTAGCCACTAAGCCCGGCTCCTCCATTCTGGTCAGCAGGTTGCCAAGTAATAGTGACGGTAGTCGCAGTAGAAGGAGTACCAGTTCGTACTTGGACATCAGTGGGGTCGGTTGGTTGGAGCCCTGCGCTAAGCGTTGTTGCCACGATAATGTCGCCGTTCCCTGGCGAGTAAGTTGTGCCGTTGTACGAACGGACTTGAATCGAGTAGGTCGTTCCCGGCGCCAGACCGCTTATGTCAGTTGCGAGTGTTGCGGCTCCGCTGAGCGTGTATGTACCACTGGTAGCCATAGTTTGTGTTTACATCCCAGGATATTTCATAGCCGGTTACCGCACTGCCTCCCCCCGGCGACCCGGATGCCCAAGATAATTCAGCAGTTGAAGACGTCACCCGGCCTATTCCAGGACGCACAGGATCCAGCGGACCGCTTGAACTTGGAGTTTGGGCAGTAGTAGTCACAGAATCAGACACACCACCCTCGTCATTGTAGGCCGTTAGAGTGAAGGTGTAGGAAGTTATACTTGCAAGGTTGCTGAACGTGTATGCCGTAACTAGTCCAACATCAAACGTGGTGTCTCCGTTCCTGTCTGCTGGCGATATTGTCAATGTATATCCTGTCACTGGACTTCCGTATCCACGATATGCCGAATCCCATACGAGCGAAATCGTGCTTCGGGTGGCTATCCTGAAGCCGTCTGCTTGAAAGTTTGTTGGAGCATCCGGTGCAGGGGGTGTTGGCGGCGGCGCCACCGGGCGACGTGCCACAAAATTGGTTGGTGGAAAAATTGGGGCCTCGCCGTAGAGTGTGACTAGATATCCGTTACACAGATTTGGGCTGTTTGCTAGAGCGTAGATACGCCGAGATGCAGATAAGAGAACGCTTTCACTATTGACATACTTATCGCTCAGATCGATAGCTGCTAAACGGGATAGATCCATGTTAAGCTGGTAAATGTATCCAGATGTATTCTTGCGAGATGCGACAGTAATGAGCTTAGGAGATGCAGAAAATGAGGTAGAAAACGTAGGCTCGTAATCTGCCGTCGAAGTGGATTTCACCTCTAAAATTGTGTCATTGGAAAGTACGATGTTCCACACATTGCAGTTATCAGCAGTGAAGAAGATCCGGGATATAATATCTCCTCCCGAGGTATCCATCACCGCAACTGGGCTGGACTGGATACTTGTAATGCTGCTGATATCGCATAGAATATCAAAACGAGGCTTGCGCGGATTCTGAGTATTGATAGCATAGACTATGGCTCCATTGGCAAAGACAACGCGTGTATTTTGGGTCAGGGGTACAGGACTTGTCGTAATTGGAAAACCAGTAGCTGTGTTGTATCCCCACAGGTTATTGCCGTCGCGATCAAAGCAGTACATCGTGCCCAAGTTCGTTCCTACAAGCACCACCGAAGCGTAAATGAGTGGAGAGACGGTGAAGTATTCGTTTGAATCCTGTAGTTGGTTTATCCAAATTGGTTGTCCATTCGAAAAGAAGTATCCGAGATACTGCCCGTAGGCTGCAATGAGGGATTTTCCATCAAACGCCACTGAACCAGCAGGTGCTGCAGGTAAGTTGCACGACCATAGAATGGCACCGCTGGGATTCAGCGAGTACAGGGTGTTTCCGGCAAAGGCACCCACGACGCCTTTCCGACTAACCGACGGAGAGACTGTGATAGGAGCCCCAAGATTCCGAGTCCATTCTTCGCGAGGAAAATACGTATCGCTATAGGTCGTGTATTTTATCAGGTTACCCGAGGACGTTCCTACGAATACTTCGCCAAGCGGACCGATAGCGGGTGCACCGACAAGTTCGCCCGAACCAGAAATATCCAAGATGGTAATTACTTGACCTGCGATGAGAGGAGTGGGAGATAAACTCACACGCCGTTCAGAAAACTGTAGAGTGGGAATTTGTGTAGGAATCACTGGAGGAATAACAACCGGCGGAGGCGGCGGAGGATCGGGAGGAATTGGTAAGCGAAGAATGGTAGCACATGCAACATAGGGTGTCAGCGTGCATCCAAGATTAGGGTCGGGAGTAAGAAACTTGCGATTCGGAGACCCCCAACCCCAGAATTCACGCGGATTGAATGTTGGCGCTGGCTTCTTGCAGTTTCCCGGAGCAGGAAGACCGCAATCGACTGGTTTCTGGCGCGGAGGGAAGTTTGTGACGCCTGCGCGCTGGACGAATTCAAATGAGAGATAGAAGAGATAGCTTGAGTTCGATCCAGATATATCGGATGGAAAGAAGAGGTTTCCCACATTATCTGCAATGATAGCACGTGGAGTCACAATCTTGAGTTCATTCGGATCGGTCGTAATGAGTTCCGTTCCTCCACCAGCAATCACCGTGTAAAGATTATTTCCTTCCGTGCGGACGGTAACGAATCCTTCAGTTGCAAGGGTTGAGAACAAGTTATTGTTGAAATCAAAAAAGAATGAGAGTGGATTTTGGTTGGGAGGATACTGAAAAAATGGTGTGATTGCGCCAGTATCCTTGACAAAATCATAGTAATACACGATGCCCAACTTGTTATCGGCTATAAAGAGCCTATTTTCGTTGGATTGAAACTGAAGAGTGCGGAAGTCCGGGACAAATGTAGGAGTAATGTCTGAGTATTGTACAGTTGGAGTTCTCTCATATCCATAATTTCCAACGGAACTAATTGTTCCTCCACTTTGGTTGACAAAGAATACCTCTCCTTGAGAATTCACTGCAATACCTCCCGTATTATCGCCGTTTGTATAAATATTGGAATTGGAGGTGCCCGAGATAGTATATAATTGGTTATTGACGATAACATCGGTGGTACGATAACGACAGAGCGCGTTGTTTCCCGGGACACCGACAAAGACGAACAGACTGCCAGGATCCGTGGTGATTGCACGAATCTCACTGGTGAAATCACTTCCATCTTTTCCTAGCCGCATCGTAACAAGACCGGTAGCAGGCTGGTATTTATATACCTTACCGGTAGATGTCCCGAACAGGATAGTATCATAGGTTGCATCAAGCAGTGATGGGATAGAACACATAGCGGTGATGTACCCACTGGTTGTAGCGATATTGGAAAGCACGTTGTTCGTGGACATCCCTGCTTATATATACCGTTGTATCAAAACGAGTGAAATTCCATCGTGGATGACCGCACCCCAATACGCTGAATACCATGACATCCTCAGTCCCAAAACCATGCCGAGAATAACTACGATGGAACGGAGGAAAGTGTTGATCAAAAGGTTGGACGTGGGGTAGCGGAAGAGGGGGCTTAGCATTGCTTCTCTATCTGAAGAAAATAATTTCTCATTTGAAACCGCATGTCCAGGACAAAGGGTCGCCACGGGGACCCCCAGAAAAAAATTCTCTTGCGTAGAAGCATAACAAACTATGGGAGGCGGACTTATGCAGCTCGTCTCGTACGGCGCTCAGGATATCTACATCTCGGGTAACCCCCAGATTACGTTCTGGAAGGTGCTCTACAAGCGCCACACCAACTTCGCCATGGAGGCGATTGAGGTGACGTTCAACGGCCAGGCTGACTTCGGCCGCCGTGTGACGGCTGTCATCAGCCGCAACGCTGACCTGATGTACCGCACCTACATCCAGGTGACGCTGCCCCAGATCACCCTCTCGACGCCGGATGCCCGCTTCCGCTGGCTCAACTACGTCGGCCACCGCCTGCTCAAGCAGGTGGAGATCGAGATCGGCGGCTCGCGCATTGACCGCCAGTATGGTGACTGGATGCAGATCTGGACGCAGCTGACGCAGCCCGTCGGCACCCAGGTGTCGTTCGACGACATGGTTGGCAACTCCGCCGACCTCGTGCTGCTGAAGGACGGCTCGGGTGTTGCGCTGGACGCCACGTGCGCCGCCTCGGAGGCCACCAACTCGTGCTTGTCCCGCGCCGGCACCCCGCTCAAGACGCTCTACATCCCCCTGCAGTTCTGGTACTGCCGCAACCCCGGTCTGGCCATCCCGCTGATCGCCCTCCAGTACCACGAGGTGCGCATCAACGTCGAGTTCGAGCAGAACTACAACTGCTGCTACGCCGACAAGCAGCAGCTCAACATCTCGCTGCTGCCTGTCCAGACGAACATCTCCCTCGGCTCGGGTGTCACGTCGATCTCCCAGCTCCAGCTGGTTGCCGCGTCGCTGTACGTGGATTACGTCTATCTCGACACGGAGGAGCGCCGCCGGTTCGCCCAGCAGTCGCACGAGTACCTGATTGACCAGCTGCAGTTCACGGGCGACGAGACGGTCACGGCCTCGTCCAACAAGATCCAGATGAACTTTAACCACCCCGTCAAGGAGCTGGTGTGGGTCGTCCAGCGCGACTCGTTCGTGGATTGCAACTCCCCGCCTACGCCGTGGGTTGCCCAGGCGTACGGACAGCAGCCGTTCAACTACTCCGACGACTGGAGCACGGAGGGCATCGTCACGGCCGTGCTCGGCCGCGGCGCCCTGGCGACGTCTGCCGGTGCTACGGTCCCGACCTGGGCACCGGGCCCGGCCGGCGCGTACGGCGCTGCCTACCTGCCCGGTGTTGGCGCCTCGTCCGGCGCTGGTCTGGGCACTGGCTCACAGCTCTACAACGCGGACGGCTCGGTCGGCGATGAGGCGTTCTTCGAGGGCACCACGAACTACCTGCTCGCCAAGGTCATCCTCGCCTCCAACGTCAAGTGCGAGGGCAAGAACCCCGTGGAGGTCGCCAAGATCCAGCTCAACGGCCAGGACCGCTTCTCCGAGCGCGAGGGCCGCTACTTCGACAAGGTGCAGCCCTGGCAGCACCACTCGCGCACGCCGTCGGTGGGCATCAACGTGTATTCGTTTGCCCTGAAGCCGGAGGAGCACCAGCCCAGCGGCACGTGCAACTTCTCGCGCATCGACAAGGCGACGATCAACCTGACGCTGTCGGTGAACACCGTCCGCGACCAGCGCACGGCGAAGGTGCGCATCTACGCGGTGAACTACAACGTGCTCCGCGTCATGTCCGGCATGGGCGGCCTCGCGTACTCCAACTAAACAGCTATACGGCGGTGGTGTGTAGTAGTGATGTTAACTAAAAATAAATAAATAACGGTCCTGGAAACAGGGCTCAATAAGTATCGTATAAACGAGATCTATTGAGTGGTTTAGATAGACATACTGTTACTATAGAACAAGGATGAATAGAAAAATTTGCGTGATTAGTCAAACATATTCAGATAACAGGCACATTCTTTTTAGATTTCATAATTGCGATGATAATCAGATACACTTTCGTAATTCATTTGATAAGAATATTTATTCATTTCACAATTGTTCAGACGACTACGTGAACACTATCTTGAACTTTAAATTTTTTAAAGAGATCAAGAATCTTGAGATTGTTCGGTATAATGATATATCGTACACCGAAACATTTAAGCGAACACTCCAAAAATGCAGAGCTGAAAAGTATGATCGGGTTATATTTATGCAGGATGATTCATATTCTCAACCCGAAGAGAACACAGAGTTAGTTAATTTTATCAAGACTGGAGACTACAATATGTTAAATATGGAAATGACCCCACTTGAGATTACACACGTTCAATCCATGCCTGCTGTGTATACTACAGATACACTAAAGATATATCCTTCCACGTCAAGAGATTTCGTGCTATCAGGAAAATGGGCATTTGACGATGGGTGTTGGGCTGCAAAGCTAGACTACCTTTCAAATATTTATGATGATACGTACTTTAATATCGGAGATATCTGGTCAGGAGAAATACATCTAAAAAATAAAATTAAAAACACTGTTGTAGACCGTTTCATCTGTGGCCGAAGTTATTTTTTTAGGAGGGCTGTAGTCGGTAAAAATGTTCAACCAAACAACAATGATCGAGACTATATGATGAACAGATTTAAAAGGGTATAAAGTATTTACCCCCTGCGGGGGTTGATCACATATGATTACAAATATTATTCTTTTTGGACATACTGGGATGCTTGGTCGGTATGTGTATTCTTACTTCAAGAACATTCGAGTAGTCCGTGGATTCCGTGTAACGAAAGACACAACAAGTGCGGATATCGAAGCAGTTCTCTTAGCCCATGGGATTAACGAATCTACGTGTGTTATCAATTGTATTGGCGCGATCCCCCAGAGGAATCAGACCCCCCTGAATTATTACATTGTAAATGGGGTGTTTCCTCACCTTCTCTGGTCTGTCTGTGAAAAGTACCGCTGCCGTATGATACAGCCTACGACGGATTGTGTATTCAGCGGAACACGTGGAATGTACACTGAGGCGGATGCTCACGACGAAAGCGGACACTACGGGCTCAGCAAGTCTCTCGGAGAACCAGGCTGTACTGTTATCCGAACATCTATTATTGGAGAAGAGCTATCAAACAAAAAATCCTTCCTTGAGTTTGTCAAGAACAGCTCTGGAACTATTCAAGGTTGGACAAACCACATGTGGAATGGCATCACGTGTCTTGAGTACTGCAAAGTCATCGAAAAAATCATAACAGAGAATCTCTTCTGGTCTGGAGTACGACATGTTGCGTCTCCTACTCCGGCAAGTAAGTATGACATTGCATGTATGGTTGCTAGGGTATTCGGAGTAACGACAACCATTGATGAGACGACAGGACCAACCCTATGCGATAAAACGTTGAGCTCTGTATATCCCGCGATCTTCGTTATCCCTGAGATAAGTGCGCAGGTGAGCGATTTACGGAAGTTTATGCTTTTAGATGTATAATGAGTTGGTCTCCCAAGACTGGACGATTTACAAGTGGCTCAGTAAGAATGGCAGTCGATACCATAACAACCCCGATTCCTCCACAGCCACTAAATAATTGGACAGGAAGCACTACGCGACTTGAAATAGAAACTCTACTGTCTAGCCGTCAGAAGATTGCGTATATTAAACGTAATCTTAAAACGGGTCTATTTTACCAGCATTCCAGAATTCAAAAACAACCTCTGACGGGTGAAACGGTGTCCATTGTAATGACATCGTCCAATCGTTCGAAGCAGACATATTATACGCTGCACACGATATCGCGGGATAGGTACAAGAATGTCCAGGTTATTTTGGTTGATGACTCAACGTCGGATCCTATAAGTATAGACACGCTCAATGGATATCCATTCACGATTGATTTTATCCAAATTTTGCATGATAAAAAGATATGGGGAAATCCGTGCGTTAATTACAATATTGGGTTCCAGTTTATTGAAGGGGGCAAGGTGATTATCCAGAATGCTGAAGTGTGTCATGTAGGCAACGTGATAGACTATGTCCATACAAGTGTGAATGATAATACGTACGCGGTATTTGATGTAAAAAGCACTGAAGGTCTTCGGTATAACGATATGGTCTATTCAAAGTCAAATATCGGGACAGACATATTTTCAGACAAACGGGTATTTGTTGGTGAAATCTGGTACCAGTCGGTGATACATCGGAACTCCCGTTACCATTTTTTGACAGCAACGACTCGTGATACGTTTAACAAGATTGGTGGATTTAGTTACGACTATACGATTGGAAATGCCTATGACGACAACGATTTTGTCCTGCGAATAGATTCGCTGGGAATACAGAGTACCTCGTTGTCGCATACAGATGTGAAGTGCGGAGGCATTCATCTGTACCATACACCCTCTGAGTTGGGTTGGGGGGCTAAGCTCCCCCTGAATGACCTGGTGTTTGAAGAGAAGAAGAAACACTATGAGACAACCGGGCAGTATAAGGACCTCATACAGATATGAAGTTAAAGGTTGGAGTAGTATTGAGTAGTAATGCGGACTGTGGTAACGATTACCGGGATTCGTCCCGATTTTATTCGGATGGCGCACACCTTCCGACAGCTAGACAAGGTGTTCAATCACGTTCTTATCCATACTGGTCAGCATTACGATGCATCTCTGTCCGACGTCTTCTTTCAGGAACTCGGGATTCGGAAGCCGGATTTTATCCTGAACACTGGACGGGAATCAGCCACCCATTTTGACCAGCTAAGCTACCTGACAACCGCCATCCCACGCGTGTTCAAGGAGAACAATATTCAACCCGACCTCATCCTCTTCTTGGGCGATTCAAACTCTGCAGGTGTATCATTCCCTCTGAAGAAGGAGGGATATCGTATCGGGCATATTGAAGCTGGTATGCGCTCCTATGATCGCCGTATGTTGGAAGAAATCAATCGGACAGTATGCGATCACTGCAGCGATATTCTGTTTGTCTATCATCCTGATTACGCCCAGCAACTAGCTCTCGAGAACATTACTAAGAATGTCTTTGTCGTTGGAAACACGATTGTCGAGCCGATGCAGGAGATTCGTAATGAGATCTATGCGCTGCCAAAGACCAACTCGTCTATCTTGATGGATATTCATCGCCCGGAGAACTTCAAATTTGAAAGCAGGCTCCGAACCGCGATTCGGTTTGCGAACCGATGCATTGACGCCTTCGGTCTTCCAGTACGCCTGCTTTACTTTAAGCGGCTCAAGGATGCTCTGGATACGTTTAGGATTGATCTCGGACGTGTTGAACTTGTACCCCTATTGTCCTACAAGGACTACATCCGAACAATATACAACTGCCCATTCATTATCAGTGATAGCGGAACAGGGCAGGAGGAACCTGCTCTAGTTGGGACGCCGGTGGTGGTTCCTCGCGATTTTACGGAACGTCCGCAGAGCTATGCTCACAACTGCAGTGTTCGTCTAGACCTTGAGAATGAGAATCACGCAGAGGTATTTGCCTGGCTGGATTCCATCAAAAAGGGAGAGCGCGTCATGAGCACGGAATGGCTTGGAAATGGTAAGACAAGTACGCTTATTGCCGATCATATTTCCAACTACTTTAAGAGTTGTTGAATCGTATAGATAATGAAATTTAACGTATCTACGGACACGTATGCAAGCACTCAGCCGTTTCCGTATGTATATCAGGACAACTTTATTGAGAACGCCTCGGATATTCAGGAAGAGATCCTGAACATTCCAGACAGCGCGTGGGATCGTTACGACAATCCCTTTGAACAGAAATACACTCTGCGCGATAAGTATGCTTTCCCTCCTCTCCTGAATCAGCTGTTTGAACGATTTGAGTCGCCAGAGTTTGTGAAGCATCTGTCGGAGGTATCTGGGCATCGTCTAGTTTGCGATCCAACGCGCAACTTCTGGGGCGTTCATAAGTACAAGACCGGAGACAAGTTGGATATTCATGTGGATGCTGGGCTCCATCCAACCACGCATCAGAAGAAACAGCTAACGCTTGGTCTGTATCTAAGTAAGAACTGGAAGGAAGAGTATGGCTGCCAACTTGAAGCGTGGCGAGGAGACAGCGTAGGAACAGAGTTTCCTCGTATCTATGAGAAGGTAGAATCCATTGCGCCCAACTTTAATCGGGCTGTTATCTTTACGTGCAATGATTATGCCTGGCACGGAAATCCAGTATCTGCAGAGTGCCCACCCGATGCTTCTCGGATTTTCGTGACTATCTCATACCTTAGCGAAAACCAAAGCGATACGAACAAGCGTGTCAAGGCGCTCTTTGTAGCACGCCCAGGGGATCCACACGATAAAGAGAAGGACAAGCTACGTCGTTTGCGAGCAGATCCAGAGAAGTACAAGGATGTGTATCGGTTCAACTAATATGTTTAGACAGAGTTGGATTGGTCATATAAATGGTAAAGGTTTCTATCGCCTGCCTAATTTACAAGAGTACCCGGTGGCTGCGCTTTGTCTATGACCAGGTATTGAAGTACACCGATATGACTGATAAGGAGTTCTACTTTGTCGCCAACGATGCTTGTCCGGCGGTTTTGAACTATCTGAAGGAACACAATATCCCCCACTACATCCATAACAACACTCCCGAACAGCGCCAGGAGTGGTACATCAACAACGTATATCGCGGATACAATGCGGCCTCTAAAGTAGCAAAGGGCGAATACATTGTTTTCCTTAACAGCGACATGGCATTTTCTCCTGGATGGCTTGAGAACCTGATGAACAAGATTGATGACACCAAAATCATCAATTCTCGGCTAGTCGAGAGGGGGGTACTACGTAGCGGAACGTATGGCATTGAACGTGATTTTGGTAATGTACCTGCTGATTACCAAGAGGGAGAGTTCTTGAAGTATGCTGCACGGATCTCAAACAATAACCTTCTACCCGGCGGTCTTTTTATGCCATGCCTCATTAAGAAATCTCATCTTGAAAAAATTAACTACTACCCCGAAGGAAATATCATTCCTGGATCGGATATCTTCAATCCTCGCTATGCAAAACAAAATGAATATTGTATGCCAGGTGACAGAGTGTTTATGGCAAAGCTCCAGACAATCGGAGTCACACATTGGACGGCGTTTGATAGCGTAGTGTATCACTTTCAGCAGGGAGAGATGCGCGATACATCTGAATAAATATTTATGTGTAAGGTTGTCTGGCATATAAAACAATGAGTATAAAGCTTACGATTCTCGTTCCGACAGTACCTAGTCGTTTGACTACGTACTATCCGCGTCTCATGAAACAACTATTAGATCAGACGAGTCAGTACCGAAACATTGAGTTGATCTCGTTTTTTGATAACAAGAAGCGAACTATTGGTAAAAAGCGCGATGAGATGCTAGGACTTGTACAGGGAGAGTACGTTGTTTTCATTGATGATGACGATCGTATTTCAGATGACTACATCTCTGAGATCATCTCTGCACTTGATAACAATCCGGGAGTAGATTGCGTAGTCTTCAACTCTATATGTTGTATAGACGGAGGACCGCTTAAGCTATGCAAGTACGGCATCGAGTTTGAATACGGTGATATATTGGGAGGAAATGAGTGGCGGGGCAAACCAGCTCATACAATGGTGTATAAGAGCTCGATTGCAAAGAATCACCACTTTCGCGATATGCAGAACTGTGAAGATTTGGACTGGGTGAAACGGGCATGTTTAGATATAAAAACACAGGTCCGGATTGATAAAGTCCTGTATTACTACGATGCAAACTATGCGACCACTTCGGAGACATCCACACTATCTGACGAAACTATACAGAAAAATATAGAACTACGCTTTGGAGAGTAGATGACGACGTGCTGTCCGAGTTTCGTTCTTCTTGGTGACAATGGAAAGACCAGCATTCGTTAGAGGCAGAGTTAGTATATTGAGTTCAGGATTGTCTTCAAGCATGGTCACAATCTTGTATGAATCACCGCAGCGGTCAGGACGAATGAGATCATCGGTTTCTGGATCAGTATCGTGAAGAAGTATGATCCCTCCAGGACTCAGTCGTGACAAGACTTTATCAAAGTCCCGCTTCGCACTCTCAATACAGTGATCTGCATCGATAAACGCCATATCTATCTTTTCTGAGAAGTTGTCAAAGAACAAATCTGTCGTGCAGTAGTGAATATTGACGTTCTGAAAGCGCTTGAGAGACTCTAGGTAGGTGTTCTGACTTATGTCGACTCCGTATAGTTTCCCCGCATGGGGCTGAACCTTGACGAATGTCTCTCCCACGTGTAATCCCAGTTCGACGTATACCTTCGGCTTGTAGATAGATGCAAGCATACCGATTACAGGGGCGTGGTGATCCATTATATATACTTACACACATTAGCGCGTAAATAAAGAAAATGAAGGGCTGGTTGGTAAATGATTGTCTAACCTGCATACCGGGCACACTGACACTATGGCACAACATGCTTAGCTCAATACCTGGTCTTGAAGACCGGACGGGGGGATATACCAACTATGCAATCCTGGCGGATAAAATTGAATATGAATACAGGACTGCAGAAGAGAAGCCCAAGTATATCATACGCAATGGGTCTTACTTCAGGAAGCTAAATATTGATATTCCAACCTTTTGTCTGATCCAGGACACGATGAATAACCCGATGCAGACAGAGGTTATAAATTCGTGCGATGTCGTGGTGTTTCCGTCAAAATTCACGTATAACGCCTACAAGGACCGAATCAACCCCAAGCGAGTAGAAATTATCCAGAACGGTGCAGACTTCACATTCTTTCGCCCTATGCCCGAAAGGTACCCAGCCGTACTACCGAATTCTATTATTTTCATCGGAGACTCCTCCATTGAAAAAAAGGGGTTTCACCGTGTTCTAGATATTATTCGCAAAATGCCAGAGATGAACTTCTGCTTGGTGATGAAGGACGACACGACTCTAGCAAAAATTCCACCGGAGCATCGCCATCGTGTCCGGATCTTCAATAAAGTCTCTGCGCTCGTAGTCCGAGCACTGATAAACTCGTCTGTATGCGCTATTTGTACGTCGGGGAACGAGGAAGAACACATTTCTGGGATTGAAATCGGCGCATGCAACGTTCCGATGGTATCTCGTCCTCTCAGTCGCTACCTGGACGATAAGGCCGATATCCAGTGGGGTGTCATCGCAGAAAACGACGATGAGTTTCCACAGAAGATACGGTATGTTCTCCAGAATCCTCAGCTGTTCTCGCCACGCGACTACTATATTGGGAAATACTCTACGGCTATATCTATGCAGAAGTGGGGGCAGTTGGTAAAAGATTTAAGTCTATGACACTATAAGCGTTAAGAGATGGTCAGATACATTTTGACACCATCAGATCTTGATAGGTTGGTCCCAGGTATAAACTTTATAAAAAAGGACGACCTCCGATTTATCATATTCAAAGACGGAGAGTCCATGATTGTATCTAAAAATCATTGTAAGCACAATGGCGGCATTTTTATGCAGGATATTGAAGAGGTCAATACATTAAGATGTACTCGTCATGGATGGAAACTTAACGCCAAAACGCTGGAATACACGTCTCCGCCCTCATGCTTAACCCAGCAGCGCCTCGAAACATGCCGTCAGGCAGATGGAAGCGTCGAGATCTTAATCGACCAGAGGATTGAGTGGCTAACCCCTACGAAAGCGACACTCCTACCAGGTGAGCTTACGATAACCTATTTGTCGCACGCATGCGTGGAAATAAAGGCGGGAACCTTTAGGCTTATTACCGATCCATGGATACTGGGTCCTGCATTTAGTAGGGGATGGTGGTCACTCCACGAACCTCCGCTGAATTCAATCCAGCGAATTGCATCTGCAGATGCCATTTATATCTCACACTCTCATCCGGACCACCTCAATCTGCCGACTCTTTACGAAGTGTTTAAACTAAATCCAGATATCCGGATATACGTAGGAAACCTATCCACTCCTGTCTTTAAAAATGATTTTCTGAAGATTGGCTTCACGAACATAACTGTGGTAGGCTTGAAAACATGGATACATCCAGCAGATTCTGTGCATTTCATGATCGTTGCTGATACACTGGTTCCGAACCTCGACACGTACCTACTGTTTGAATACAAGGGGCATCGTATAGTCAATCTGGTTGATTGTTGTAATCCCGAAGACCTACCTGCTTCGTGCGATGTCCTTCTGAACGACTTTGCATCTGGGGCATCTGCGTATCCTTGTCTCTACGAAGAGCTATACGGTAAGGAGCGAGTCATTGAACTCGTAAATTCAAAAAGGCGGTCGTTCCTTCTCAAAATTAAGAAACATATCGATAAGCTGAACCCCAGTGTGTGGATCCCATTTGCAGGTTACTTTACCGAGGCGTGCAATGGGGATGACGATGTACGGAGGTTAAACATTAAGAACACCCCTGAAGAAGCCATTGAGTTTATTGAGAAGAAGGCGTGGAAGCCGTTTCCTGGGGGTACGTATGATATCGGGCTTGGTGTCGGCGAGATATCAGACGGTGATTACTACAAAACCTCGTGGCAGTTTGAACCGTACTTGTCTCAGCTTTCGCGCTCCTTGGAATTTGGCGAGGTGGGAACGCTAGACGGTCTTCAGACTTACTACGACTGGGCGGGATTTTCTTCCTATAACCTAGGACTCCATATGATCGAAACAACGGACGATTATAAAACAGTTCTCCACGAGTACTACGTTATGTTCGGAGGAGATAGACCGATTGTATCATATTCTCCCCCCGATGCCGGCATCCCTATTCTGCGGATGCGCAGCCGGGCATCTGTACTCCGCGATATTTATATTCGCGGCTACTCGTGGGATAATCTGATGATTGGATTCAATACTCGCATCTGGCTAAGTCCTGATATTTTTCATTATAAATTCGTACATCACTTCTGTCATAGCCTTCCGGAAACCCCTCCACGATGGAATTCACCCGTACCTCCTTCTATTTTAGATGTAATTAGTAATTTATAAATGGATGGTGTATCGATCATGATTATAACGCACGATGTAGAGTTAGGACGTCCGGTTCAGGAAAGTATTCGTCCGTTTATGAGCGAAATATTCCATGCACCAAACTATCCTTCGTTCTCCAAAATATGCAACGATACAATCATAGCTGCAAAATCTGAAATTGTTATCATATGCTCTCGTAAGGTTCGACCAATACATTCAGATATAACCCGCATGTTAGGTCTTCTCAATGAAGGATATGGACTCGTCGCTCTGTATTCATTCGCATTTTTTGGCTTCCGAAAGGAGCTAATTCGTAGGATAGGATTTTTTGACGAACGATATGTCCGTGGGGAATATGAGGACTGTGATATGATGAGACGAATCTGCGAAGCAAATATAGCTATATACGAAGAAAGAAGTATATCTTACATTAAGAACGATCCAACGTCCTGGGACAATGTAAGGGCAAAGGCACACTTTGCAGCAAAGTGGGAGGAGACATGGACAGAGTCGGGATTTGTGAACCCCCACGCTGGCACGATTCGTCGTAAGCTCCCTGAAGAAAAATACAGCTATGATTTGGGACCCGGAGATGAAAGTATCGTATTTAAGGGACGAGAACACTCTAAATCTCACGAACCAGGCTGTGAAATCTTCTACCGTAACATTCGATTCATATAGCACCCTGACCGAAAAAACACGCAATTAGCTTACAGATATGGCGCACCTCCACCTGTGTAAGCAGAGTATGTGTTGGAAGAAATAGACCCTTCTGCGAGACATATGACGCATTCGGAAATGTCTCGTTACTTGCATACATGGGCGTAGTGTGAATTGATGGATAGGTAGGTCTTGTTTGGATGTTATGTTTCTTTAGAAAGTCGGCTAGTTCATCGCGCTTTTCGGTGTATATATCTACGAACCACGGAACGTAATTCTCGTCTGCCCGAGGAATCATTCGCACCCCTGGTATCTTTTCAATCTCGGTAAAGTAGGACTGATACAGATTACGCATAAACACTACGCGTTCCGGTAGTTTCTTCATCTGCTCAATGCCAATCACAGCCTGTATATCTGTGAACTTCAGGTTGAGTCCGAAAAGCTCGAAATTATCAACGCCACCCGTCTTCCGTCCAAAGTTCTTGATCATCGTCATTTTCGACGCTAGACTGTCGTCATTTGTTGTCACGAATCCACCCTGCCCCGTACTGATAATTTTTGGAGTACTCAGCGAAAAACAACCGGCGCAACCAAAGGTTCCGAAGTGCTTCCCATTCGCCGTTGCCCCCAACGACTGTGCAGCGTCTTCGACCAGGCACAATCCAGTCGTTTGGCAGTACTGCGCGATATCCTCCAGATCTATCTGGCGGTTGTTAAGCGACACAAATAGGACGCACTTGGTCGCAGGTGTTCGGTATCGCTTTACGAGCTCTCGTGTCAAGGTATAGGTTCGTCCGTCCACATCTGCGATGACTGGATTTGCTCCAACCATTTTGACCGCATTGATTGTTGCAATCATAGTGAAATCTGGAACAATGACATCATCTCCGGGTCCTATACCGCAGCTCATGAGTGCAAGCGCAAGGGCCATGCTTCCGCTCGTTGTCATCACCACGTGTTTAACGCCTATGAAGTTAGCGATCATTTCCTCTAGTTTCGTAGTCTGCTGGTACTCGGTTACATAGTTTATGCCGTCTTTCATGTAGTCAAAGCATGCATTTGCTTCGCAGATATCAAAATTAGGACGCGTCTGCTGAAGCATCTCCTTTTGTGAATGCCAATCCATCATCTCTTCAAAAGACTCATTCTTCCTAGACATCTGGTAATACCCCCCTATAATCATCTTAACTGGCTTACGTATCTGATCGGGATCACGGGGATTGGTAGTTGTGATCTCATTTTGAATCAAATACTTCATATAGTCTGCCTGAGATATCGTACGAAAGTCCAACGATATACGAATCGTAGGCTCTGTGTTCACCTGGTTATAGTGCGTGCATCTGTTTCCGTTGAAGATAAACAGCTCTCCGGTGTTCAGAGTTACACCTTCAAAATCCTTCTTTCCAGGTGCCGATTCAATAAATAGTCTATTCGTTCCATACATCGACGTGATCGGAACTAAAAAATTACGCTCGCCAACGGGATGACGTCCGATGTGGTCTGAGTCGTAGTGGGGAGGAACAGCTGTATTGTTTTTAAACTGGAACCGTACGCTCGGAAACGACTGGTAAATCATGAACTCCTCATCGGGATAATACTGCATATAGATGTGCCGTACAAAGTTACAGTACAGCTGTTTGAACGCTGTATTGGTTTTGATATCGGTATAAAACTTTTTATGGAGGTCGGTTTCGATATCTTGGAGCCCCGTACCTGAGTAACTTGCGGATTCTAGATGTTCAAGGTCTTTCATTCCAAATAACGTCTCGAAGTATCCTCGAAAATCAAATTTTTTGGGGTCGTACGCTACGACCATATGGTCTCCGGAACGCCGTAACTGTTTAAAGGATTCGGAATCCATATGTATATACTGAATAAGTAACTGTTAAACCGCTAAACGCGTGGGGATGTGTTATTTACGTATGAAAGGTGTATTCCATTAAAATAATGATGTTCACAATAGAAATATTGACCGGTCTAGGGAATGTTCTAAAATCATTTATTACCGCACTGTCCATGGGTCCAACGAATATACGCTGTCGTAACGATCTGTGGCATCCAACAAACTATCGTGAAATTCTAGACGATAGTCATATCTGCTTTCGGGGAGAAGATTATGGACACCCTTTTACATCGTGTAGGTTACTCATATTGGCATCGGAAGGCAGCGAACAGAAGCATCTCGATAACGAGTTTAATCGTACAAATATAATCGACGTAGCGGTAACATATCCGGATTTGAAGCATCTGTTCGCAGAGAAAAATATCGACTGGTTCTATGACAGGTCGCTGATTTCGGATAAGGTGTTTAACCGAATTATGGGTGGAATCGAGAAGATTAAGTGGCGTCCAGAAGTATTATCAGAGGTCGAGCGAGTTCAGGCGAATTTTATACACCCGGTTCTCTCGATAAATATCCGAACATGGACACATAAGTACGATCCACCCAATCTGACAAGCCGGACGAATGAACCTGGGAAGCGGATATACAATTTTGAAACGTATAAGTCTGCAATCGAGAAGTTTCTACCCGACTGCAAAAGTGTATTTATTAGCACGGACAACGACAACGTGTTGCCAGAATATCTAGAGCTGCTAAAGGACTACAACGTAATTATCTACAAGCAGCGCGAGCATGTAACGCACCTACAATACTCTGCAGCCAATATTCTTCTATCATCAAAATGCGATTATCTCGTATGTAACCGACTCAGTACGTTCTCAGAGTGTATCTGGTGGTTTAGTGGCTGCCGGCAGAAGGTGATTTCCTTGTTCTAAAGCAGCTGACACATTTGATTTCCCCTGCGTTCTAAGCCGCACGACTGATAAAATGCCACGTTTGAATCCGCGCAGTCAAGCGTGATTTTATAGCAGTGACGAGACTCATTCATTATGTGCCTCATCAGCTGTTGACCAATACCCATGCGACGGTGGGAACTTCGTACGCAGACATCCTCCACGTGAGCATACACACACGTGTTCATAATCAGTTTATGTTCATAGATAACCGTCGCTGTTGCCAACAACTTCCCGTCTTCTTCATACACCCAAATATTTCCAGACCGCTGAATAGTCCGGAGAATCTCCGCGAACTGTTCAGAGGTAAAAGACGTAGGACGGAACTCGTTGATAAGTCCCAAATACTCTTGGTAGTCGGCTGGCGAAAGAACGCGAAACATGTATAACCATTACGCGCTTGCATTCTTAAAATGGCGCGGGACGTTGTCGTTGTCCGCAATCGGGATACGCATGAGTTTCTCCCCGTTAAAATGAACGATCCCTGCATCGTGGCATCGGCGAAGATGTTCTATATCCTTGCTAGAGCGGCTGTAATCAGTACTCTCTGCAAAACTCTCAACCTTTGTCTTGATTGCCCCGATACCGCCGAAATAACTCAAATGAAATCCAGCATCAGGAATTAATTCATTATGGCATGACTGGGTTACAGACGGAAGGAACATACCGCTAGGAAGATGAGACAGACGAATCGCAGACAGAAGTTTAAAATTCTTAAGCGTATCGTACTTGAGAACCTTTGCATGATGCCATTTGCGAGGAGTCGTGAATTCAATCGTATAGTAATACAGCGTCATTTCAAGAGAATAGACTCGACTACGAATGCGGGGAGAATTGTTGCGAAATCCGATAACGGTATCGCGTTTTGGGATTTCATCTGCATCCGATATCAGAAGAATATCGTCATTGGTCACACCCAGCTTATCTAGACCAACAACGATACACTCTCGCTGATATATTTCGCGGAACCAATGTTCGCTTACACCTGTGATGTGCGCTGCGAACGGATAGTTCTCTTCAAAATTTGTTACGATATGAACGATTTTGTCATTGTACTTGTCGAACAGATGCTTGTTCTCGGCATAGTATAGAGGCTTTGGTTTCCCCATGCTGTGCGTCTTCGTCGCTTCAACAAGGACAAATGCATCTACGACATCATAGAGTTCTTCCAGTCGTATCTTCAGCATTTCAAGCTCGTTGTAAAACATGAAGCAGTCTATGATCTTCATCTTCTTTATAGTATGTTTATACGTTCTAGGTAAATACGTAACGCGTCCTTTTCAAGCGGATTGATATGGCTGTTATAGTTTCGCACGTTGTCTGTCACGAGAAGATTCTTATACGGAGGTCGAATGTACTTGTATCCGTCGGATCCCTCAACCAAGCGCATAGACTGCGTTTCGCTGATAAGAGACTCCAACATCTTTTCTCCTGGTCGTAGTCCAGTGACCCGGACGGGCTTTCCGTACTTCTCCGAAAAGATGTCCATCAGATCTACAAGCTTCATGGAAATAAGCTCAGGTATCACGGTATCCCCGGACTCTGCACACGTAATCGCATGTTCAATCAACTGTACGCTCTGTTCAAGTGTCATAACAAAGCGTGTCATATCCTTGTGCGTCAGCATGAACTCTTTAACATTAGGATCCTGACCCATTTCGTGAAGGATTGGAATGATGCTGCCCCTCGAGTTCAGAACATTTCCGTAACGAATATTCACAAACTTGCGATTCTTTACGTAGAGCGACTTCTCAACAATTGCACTCTCAGCAAGTGCCTTTGCCATCCCATATGCGTTCGTAGGTTCGCAGGCTTTATCAGTGCTAACCATGACGACACACTCAAGATGGGTGAGTCTATCGTTGTTCTTCTCGACAGCATTGACTACATTGATAGGTCCCACGCAGTTTGTCTGAATACACTCTTCCACTGCGTATTCACATCGGTCAATATGTTTGAGAGCAGCCATGATAACAATAATATGGGGCTGAACTCGTAGAATCGCGGTTTCTACCCCATTGTAGTTGCGTATATCTCCAATGATGAACTTGAGGTTCTCCGAACGATACTTCAAGCTCATCTGCCAGTGCTTGCACTCGTCTCGTGAATAGTTTGTGATCGTGTTTCCGGAAAGATGGGTCTCAATAAACTTGTTTCCGAGGGATCCCGAACCGCCGAAGAGAAGGATACGTTTGTTCAACATTATATTAGTAGTTTCGTTAAGTGTAAAGGTATTAAACGTAATGGAGAGTATTCCTAAGACCTGTTTCACCTTCTGGCAGGGTGCGCAATTTTCAAAACTTCATTATTATACGATATACTCACTTGTCAAATACAACCCCGGAGTAGAGATAGTAGTCTATACCTCCTCGTCGTCCAGGGATATACTTGTCGACTGGAAAACTGATGAACACAATGTTCCGATTACAAATACACTGCCATTCTCATCGCTAAGTGAATTTGGAACGCGAATAAAAATAGTCCATGTAGATTTTCAGGAGGAGTACAATATTTCAAATGATATTTCGGTGGTCTTTAAAGCAGACTTCATACGTATCGCCAAGCTTTATGAACATGGAGGTGTTTGGTTTGATTTTGATATCCTGTTCATACAACCGATTCCCGAATTCATCTTCGATGTCTCATCGACCGAGTTGTTCTTTTTCTGCTATTCAAACACTATTCCTACCGGGTTTATAGCATGTCGCCCGAAGATACCTATTGCGGAGATCCTATTTTCCCATGCAAAGCGTTTAATTACAGTGCCCGGAGACTATCAGAAAATCGGTCCATTCCTATGGACAATCCTCTTCGCAGAAAACAGTCATCTTTTTACAAACTCAACTTGTCTGGACACAAGTATGATATATCCGTATCTACCAGAGACTATTCATGAAATTCTAAAAAATGGAGGCGGACTTAATAAGATAACTGAACATACGTTTGGTGTTCACTGGTTTAATGGGGATCCAGCCATCAAGAAGTTTATAAATAAACCTCGAAACAGCGTTTTGTACCCGACAAACTGCATACTCAATCGGTGTATATGCAAGACCCAAATCGACCCATTTTTATGAGTTGTCTAACCCAAAAAATAGACGCTTGTTGGCGCTGTTTTATATTTCATTAATCACTCCAATCATCCCAATGTTTCTTAAGCCTTAAGAAAGTGGATCTTGAGGTACGACTGGAGGTTCAGGTACGTGACCGTGTCCTTGTCCGTAACCTTCAGCAGGCGGGACAGCACGCCGTCCGGGATGATGCGGCGCTTGTTCGCCGGGTCAAAGCACGAGTTGGCCTTGACGTAGTTGGCGACGAACTTCGTGACCTCCGTCTGCGAGCGCTGCGAGCCAGCCGCCAGCTGCATGAAGGCGCACAGCTCCGGGGAGAGCGCGCGGGGCTTCAGGAAGGCGTTCTTGGAGCGGCGCAGCTCCCACGCGGCCTTCTCCTCCGGCGTCATGTCAGCAACATCCTTCTTCACGCGGCGCTTCTTGCCCGCCTCCTTGACCTGCTTGGCAACCGCCTTCGCCGCGACCAGCGTGTCGGCGATGACAGCCTTGAGCTCATCGGCCAGGCGCGCGCGGATCTCGCGCAGGCGCTCAACCACCGCCGAGATGGACGGGGCCTCGCCGGCAGCGGGCGCCACCTCCGTCGAGGGGGCAGGGGCAGCAGCAACGGGGACCTGGACCTCCGTCTTGGCCGCCGTCTTGCGGGGGGCAGCCGCCTTCTTCTCAACGGCGGGGGCAGGGGCAGCCACGGCGGGCGTGGTAGCGGGGGCAGCAGCGGCCTTCTTCGCAGCAGCGGGCTTCTTGGCGGCAACCTTGGGATCAGCACTCATGTTTGTAGTAGAGGCAGACGCAGTTGCGGGCATTTCTAACGCGGTTATGTATACATCACCCCCCGACCGCGTAAATAGGTTTGAAATATAAAATTATGAGTAAGGACTAAGGATGAGCAGTTCAGCAGTAGGATTAGGGTCTTGGAAAAAAGGGGGTCGTGTCTCTGATGCAAGTGCGGTCACCCAGAATATTCGTGCAGTAGCCCAGGGACAGGCGGATGCGACCTATGCGAACACACAGAAGAAGAACCCGTTTCGGATGTCTCAGGCGATCTTGAACGGGACAGCGTATGGGGGTCAGGTGTTGTCTCTGAAGAACTTAGAGAATCCCCCAAGCGCGTAGATAGGTTTGAAATATAAAATTACGAGTAAGGAGTAAGGATGAGCAGTTCAGCAGTAGGATTAGGGTCTTGGAAAAGGGGAGGTCGCGTCTCTGATGCAAGTGCGGTCACCCAGAACATTCGCGTGGTAGCGCAGGGACAGGCGGATGCGACCTATGCAGGGACGCAGAAGAAGAACCCGTTCCGGATGTCTCAGGCGATCTTGAACGGGGCTGCGTATGGAGGCGAGGTGTTGTCGCTGACGATTATACAGCAGGGGTACGTACCTACCCTGATTAATATTGAGGATATTGCTACATATGATCCTGAATATATGTGGTATGTATTAAATGGCAACTACACTATTGCTAAGTCTCGAATATTAAATATACCGTATGGTGTTTCGTTGCGGATTGAAGACGGGAACACATTAACGAATAACGGCACAATCAACAACGTTGGCACAACCACCAATGTCGGCACATTAACGAATAACGACACATTCAGCAACAGTGGCACAACTCTAAACGTCGGCATATTCACCAACACCGGCATAACTGAAAACGTCAGCGCATTCACGAATAGCAAGACATTCAACAACGATGGCACATTCAACAACGATGGCACAACAGTCAACTACAATTTCACAACTCAGAACACCATCGAATTCTTCAACAATGGCACATTCAACAACGATGGCGTATTATCGAATAACGGCGGAGGTGGAAACTTCGGCACATTCATCACCTATGGCACAATCAACAACGATGGCATAATTAATAACACCGGCACAGACGAGATCGGCGTATTCAACATCCATGGCATATTAAACAACGATGGCACAATTGATAACACCGGCACATTGAGCAACATGGACACTGGCACAATCAATAACACCGGCATAATTAATAGCGCTGGCACATTCAACAACTCCGGCACATTCAACAACACACCTGCTTAATCAACAAGTAGGTCGGGGGCATTGCGAAGATTATATATCATAGTATAACAAGCATGGCTACAGTCCCAAGTGCGCCTACCAATCTCGTTGTGACATATGTTGGTTCTGGTACAGTATCGATCTCCTTTACACCAGGATCAAATGGAGGTTCTGCCATAACCAATTATCAGTATTCCGTTGATGGCGGTGAATCCTTTAATGCCTTCAACCCTGTAGATACCACGAGCCCTGTTGCCCTTAGTGGTCTAGAGGATGGCGTAGTCTATACTTTCGGGCTCAAGGCTGTAAATAGCGTGGGTGAAAGCGAGGCATCATCTTTCGTTGATCACCTGGTATATGGTCCAGCGGATGCACCAACTGGTCTAATATCGCTGAATAGATTGAATGGAATCATTTCTCTTTCCTTTGTAGAAGCATCAAATGGAGGTTCTACCATAACCAATTATGAGTATTCGTTGGATGGAGGAAGCACGTTCGCGGCGTTCAATCCCCCTCAAACGACCAGCCCCCTTTCAATATCCGGTCTGACCAATAACACTCAATATTCGATCGTTTTGCGTGCAGTGACCGAAGCGCCTGACAACGCGAGCTCCGATACACTCAACATATTTTACTCGGGCCCCGGCTCATTCAACAACAGCGGCACATTCAGCAACGACGGCACAATCAACACTACTGGCATAGTCTATAACACTCTCTCTATATATAACAGCGTCACAATCACCAACGACGTCGGCGGCATACTCTATAATGTCGGCCCAAGTGGCGAAATCATTAACAGCACACTAATCAACAACTACGGCAACATCAACAACGCTGGCACATTCTCTAATCTAGTGGGCTCCACAACCAACAACACTAACACATTCTCTAACACTCTCTCTCTATGTAACAGCGGCACATTTGCCAACGACGTCGGCGGCATAATCTATAACACTGGCCCAAGTGCCGAAATCATTAACAGCCTATTATTCGACAACTCCGGCACAATCGACAGCTACCAAGGCACATTCTCTAATGAAGCGGGCGCCACAATGAACAACACTGGCATATTCTGTAATGTAGTGGGCACAATCAACAACGCTGGCATAGTCTATAACACTCTCTCTCTATGTAACAGCGGCACGTTTGCCAACGACGTCGGCGGCACACTCTATAATGTTGGCCCAAGTGGCGAAATCATTAACAGCCTAATAATCGACAACTCCGGCACAATCGACAACTCCGGCGGCATAATCGACAACACTGGCACATTCTCTAATGAAGTTGGTGCCACAATCAACAACAACGACGGCAGCTTTCTCTATACTTACGACGGCGGCCTACTCACTAACGACGGCGACATCAACAATGCCGGCATAATTAGTACTTCAAGTGGGGGAACCTGTGGAGCTGGAACACTCACCGACAACGGCACTATTACTGATATTGGTAGTGGTACACAGAATACCGATTGCCCGCCGTAGAGGACTTACATATACCATAATCGCGTTTAATATAGGGATATGACAAACCAATGCTCTGGGCAGCGCTGCTGACTATGGCATCGGTCGTATCCGCACAAACCATGGGATACGACTGGAACGGGTTCTCAGCATCCGGTCTTGGTTGCGGATCGGATTCAGGTGCGCTCAATGTAGGTCTCAGCCAATCCCTACCTCCTGGCGCCACGGGTCTGAAAGTCAAGCAGATCGCCTTTGCAATTTACGGAACCAACTCCCTCCCTGCTTTCATTCAGCTGCACGGAAGCACCGCCACGCCTCGTCTCTCAACATCCTCTGCTGTTCAGTGCTGCGGGTCAGGATGCGATCTGGCTGTTCAAGTAGCGGCAGCGGGATACTCATGGTACAATTCTCCCTGTGGTCGGCCCCCCTGCACGAATGCCAACAAATGGTATTATATGGATTTCTCGGGGACAGCGGTTGGAACAACGGAACAAACGGGTATATGGGAAGCAACCTTCTACAATTCCGGAGGATCCCAGATCGGTGCCAACATGATCAATCTCGGGTCGGGGTCCGTGTTTTTCATGTCCTATACCGTTATCATTCCGTCTCCCACACCAACCCCCTCTCTCACAAAATCTCCGGTGTCGCCAAGTTTGACGGCTTCGGAGACTGCATCTACCTCTATCTCTAGAAGTGTCTCAGGGAGTCCGTCCGTGGATCCAACGGATTCTCGGTCCGTAAGCGCGAGTCGGAGCGTATCCTCCAGCGAAAGCGGGAGTCGGAGCACATCTCGCAGTCCCTCGGCTGATGCAACTGATTCACGAACGTCTTCCAGGAGTAGGAGTGCTTCTCGAGCTCCTTCGGTAACCGTATCTCCGTCCCGCCCTGAGTCCCAGTCTGTGTCTGTATCTTGGGGCTCCAGCTCTAGTATATCTGAAACTACATCGTCTAGTCCCAGTGTAACACTAGCAGAATCTCAAAGTACCACTGTATCTTCAAGTCCCAGTTCCAGTGTTTCACCAACCACCGATGTATCTTCCGTGTCCATATCTGCTAGTAATTCCATGACCATATCTTCAATTGCCGCAGTGTCAGGGTCTGGATCTTCCAGCTTAAGCCAGAGCCAAAGCCTTTCTCTTTCACCAACGGCTGCTTCTACCCCTTCTATCAGCGCTACAGCTTCAGATTCACCTTCACCTTCCCTAACGACTGCCATAACTGCTTCTCTCACAGCATCTGAGTCCATCTCTTTATCTCCCACACCATCGGCAACGTTCAGTTCTTCTGTTTTTCCAACACAGACGTCTAGTTTGAGTACAAGTGAATCTACGACAGCCGGGGTATCTCAAAGCGTGACATCCTCAGTATCTCAAAGCATGAGTTCTAGCGTGACGGGAGCTGTGTCGCAGAGCGTGACGGGAGCTGTGTCGCAGAGCGTGAGTTCTAGCGTGACGGGAGCTGTGTCGCAGAGTTTGGCAGCGACATTCTCGTCTGTCTCCAGCTCCAGCTCCAGCCTATCCGGTAGCTCCAGCTCCAGCTCCAGCCTATCCGGATCTCCAAGCTTGAGTGTCAGCGTCTCTATCAGTTCATCGGGTATCCCTCAAAGTTTCCAGCAGGTGAATAATATAAGCACAGCAATGTCGGCCACCTCCACTCCGCAGTTTTATACAACTGCATTCCCAACAACAACCCCAACATACAGCCCTACCCAGAACGCCACACTTCCTATCATCGTGGTTGATGGTCAGGCTACAAACATGACCACCACAAACGCGCTCCTTGGAACTACGCTGGCTCTCATTATCGTCGCAGTCGCGCTGGCTGCTGGACGGTACCTCCCCGCCGGATGGGCACAACGGTTTCGTCGTATGATTCCTCAATCCACAATTGATAAGTTCAAGCGCGATCCCCTCGGATCCGTCACCGAGATGGTCAATGATCCCAAGAGCATTCTTAAGAGTCTCAAGATCCCTGATAGTGTGATGGAGATGGTTCCTCCAGGCATCAAGGATACGTTCCTTCCTACAACAGAAGCTGTAGGTGTAGAACCTGCGGTTACACCAGAGCCCGAGCCCCAGCCCGAGCCCAAGGTTGAACCTGAAGGGGAGCCAGACACGAAACGCAGGGTTGAGCCTAAACCAGAACCGCAACCGCAACCGCAACCGGAGCGCAAGTCGGGGCCAGAGCCCGAACTGAAGCAGGAGCGCGTTCGCGAACCCTCTCCAGTGCCGTCCAAGAAAGTCGTGTTTGAACCCGAAGCAACTAACGATGTTGTAGACGTCCCTGTACTCCCGCGCACCGAAAGCCACGAGGTCGTGGATCTCGGAGGAGTTATCGTTCAGGAGCAGAAAGATGAAATCCGCAATCCCGTCACCCTGCAGATCAGTGCCGACGACCTTGCAGAGATTCAGTCTATGCTGGCGGAAAAGAAGAAGGCACACGCTGTGGTCTAACTAAAAAAACGCCTCGCTTCGTGAGAAAGCAGAATAAACCGAAAACGCAAAATTATCAGGGGCTTTCACATTCTGCTGGAAAATCGCCATGAGAATTCCAGCCACATCTGTGCTCAGATGTGTAAGACTTGGGTATGTGTGCAAAACGTTCCTGATATTTTTGATCCAGAGGAGATGCTTCAGGCGAGGAGGGGTTGGTTTCATGGCCGCTGCCAACCGCATATCTTCCATGAGGGCACTGACAAACAGGGCTAACTGCGAATAACTGAACGAAATGAAGTTTTCATGATGAACGTCAAAGCCACACTCGCGAATCAACTGAGCAATACGCAGCCATCGTCCATCCCTCCGCTCTGTAGCAGTCATAGGTCCCGGCTGTCCTTCATGATACATTGGCCTCCCCGAAAGTCTTCGCCACTCACAAAGTTTCCTAAACCTCCGGAGATCGTCTACAGGGATTGGCGTACGCGTCCATGGATTCTGGATCTCCAATTCCTTCTGCGCCCACTGAATCATTGTGCGCTGATCGAACCAAAACACCTTCCCCGACTCCATGATAGAAAAGTAATCAAACGGATGAACTTCCGTCTTGGAATCGAGAGTGCTTACATCGTCGTCATTGTTGCAGAGAGATCTCCGTAGAACCCCGGGTCCTGCCAGTTTCAGGGGGATGCGTACGCTATACCCTCTCCACAATGCTTGGAATCTCCGAACACACAAGAGTGCCCCCGGAAACTGAGTGATCCACATGCGTGTATGACGGGTCTTTAGGTGTCGTCTGCAGCACGAAAACCCTGAGACGGAGCGTATGCCACACCGTTCCCATGATTGTTGATTCTTACATGCAAAACACTGCATTCCACTTATCTATTACTTTCATTGATGGTTTAAATACGCGTCCGCACTTGAAACGATTCCGTGAGACAAAAACGGATCGCCCGTCAGCCAAGGTAGTCTAACAGCACAACCCAACACATACAACATGGCAGCACCCGCAGTCGTCAGCGTTTCTAAGATCTCCGCGTCCGATATTCAGTTCTCTGAGCCCAAGATCAACAAGCAGGGAGGCAAGTCAATCGCATTCAAGTACCGTAGCCAAAATGTCCAGTTCCGTTTCCCTCTCCTCGGCTTCCCTGGTGGTGTGCTGATGAAGGAGAACGAGAACAAGGATGGGAGTACCTCAACCTCTTACACGATGTCCGCTTCGCTCCAGGGCTGCGATCCGTACGGTCGCGAGCCTGCAACGGGCACGGACGAGGTGTCCAAGTCCTACAACTTCCTCCGCGACTTCCAGGAGTCGGTCATTCAGGCCGCGGTCGCGAACTCGGCTGCATGGTTCGGCAAGAAGCGCGGCGAGGAGTCCATCCGCGACTCATTCAACAAGTTCCTGAGCGTCTCGGTCGATAAGACCAACGACGGCTGGGTCCCGAACGGCAAGTACCCGCCGTCGCTCCGCTTCAAGCTGCCCGTCTATGACGGCAAGGTCAGCATGGACGTGATCGACTCGGAGGACAACACGATTGCTCTGGCGCCGACGGAGCTCCAGGGTGCTCTGCCGAAGGGCAGCCAGGCGAAGATCATCGCGCAGGGCAGCATCTACATCATCGGCCAGGGCTTCGGTCTGACGTGGCGTCCGTCCATGATGCAGGTGTTCAAGCGCCAGCGCAAGACGGCGCGCGAGTACTTCAAGGAGGATCAGGAGGACGGCGAGGAGGTCGTTCCGGTTCCTTCGGGCGGTGCCAAGGCCGCGTTCGCCGAGGAGGAGGAGGCTGAGGAGGAGACGGTTGAGGATGAGGCTCCCGCGCCTACGCCTACGGCTTCGCTGCCGGTCGTAGAGGCGCCGTCGTCAGCCGCCAAGAAGCCGGCGGTGCGTCGCAAGGTTGCGTAAGCACGCGTATCGGAGGGAGGGATATAGATAACGCCATCATCATCAACAAAAATCGTTGAGAAGACATCAAACTTCGGTGTCTTTTTCACTTGCGTACATCCTGGATGACCTCCTCCGCCACATCGCACACAGAGATGGTCGGCGGAAGTATATCCTTTGACGACATCTGCGGGAGTCACAACGGTGAGAGACGTCCGTGCTTTGATGTCGCGGACAGTGTCCCAGCCATGTTTCATGCAGTCTTCGTAGGCCGCTTCGGACATGATGTTCCAGAGAGTCTTGTCTGCACTCTCCCACTCCTCCTGCAGAAGGGTTGCCCACACATTCTCGTGGAACCAGTAGCACGTGTAATCCTCCTCGGTGGTATGCTCAACCAGTCCTACACGCTTGTAATCGTCATATAGCCAATACACCTGCAGTTCGCTGGTAGAAAAGGTCGGATCTAGATTGCCACGAAATACGGAACGACCGTCGTATTCATATTCAGAGACATCGGAGCCCAGATCAAATTCGGTAATATCTTCATCAACAGGGTATAGAGTGCCACTGGCTGAAAGCATTACTGAGTAGAAATAAGATATGCAGCCAAATAACCCGCACCCACTTCCAGCAGTTTTATAGCTGTGTGCTCAAGGGAGTTTCCGGGACGTATTTCCCCTTGAAATCCAAAGAAGCGAACCCCGAGAACATATTGTAGAACGTGGTAAGCTACAATAGGAACCAGCAGAATAGGGTAGAGGTAGGCTAGAGCACCCGATAGAACGTGGAGAACCACGTAGATCGGATCCTTGTACCAGATCTTCATCATTATGTAAAGCTCACAACAATCTTGACGTCATGTTTCTTCAGCGACTTGGTGGCAGAATGCGACAGCTCGTGGCGCTTCTTCCGTGTGTGCTCCGTCTCCTTTTTTGCATCTCCGGTCGTCGTCATACGCGTCTCCATATCGGCATGGATATCGTCGCGATGGGTGAAAAGGTAATCAATAATACCGTCCTCAATCGCCCACGCAAAGAAGTTCAGCTGGCCGACGGTGGTGGAGATGCCACGGAAGTCCAGGCGCTGCCACCGGCAGAAGGGGTCGAACATCTTCTTGCTGTAAGCTTTTAGATGGGACTTGTACGCCAGATACACAATGACGTGGCGATCGTTGTGCATGTAGGACACATTATTCTTCTTGGCATAATTGGTAACAAACCAGTCCAGGATACGTAGAGAGACGTTGGACTTACCACCCAGGATGTTCTGTAGGAGTTCTGTGCGTTCTGGGGTATAGAAGGATTCAAGACGATGAAGGACCCAACCCTCCTGCGTAGAGATTTCGGTTGTAGTTGTCATTATCTAAACGGACCTCCTTTTCTGTAAGGGCTTTCGTGATAAAACGGACTAACTTTAACGGAACTAGCCTAATAGAACAATGGAAGTGTTTGAGCTGCCCTTAGATGCCTGTACGCACCTCACACACCGAATCAAGGCCATTTGCCGGGATCGTGGATATCACTACAAGAACTATAAAGCACAGGTACATCGACTTCTGGCGACCGACTTGGGTAAAGTGTGGGCCCGCCGCCGTTCAATTCACCGGGTTCTACGAGACTACGGAAAGGCCGATCAGCGGACGGATGCCTGGCACGCCAAGCGGTCTGAAATGATCACTGCATCCGAGGTGACGAAAGCATTTGCTGCTGCGACTCCTTCTGGAAAGCGCGAGCTTCTTCTCCGAAAGTTGGAGGGACCAAAAGTAGAGGGCGGTGGTCCTATTGGGGCCTGTCTTTGGGGTACTCAGTTTGAGCCGCTGGCCAAGAAGATTTATGGGGATATGCAGGGTGGAGCCGAGATTGTCGATACCTCCTGCGTACAGCACCCGGTCCATAGGTTCCTAGGAGCATCACCCGACGGGATTGTTTTGACCAAGGATCCCCTTGATTATCGATGGGGAAAGCTGGTAGAGTTCAAGTGTCCCATTAGTCGTCCTTTCACCCAGAACAGTCCGATCCCTGACGCCTACTACCACCAAATGCAAATGCAAATGGAGTGCTGCAACGTGGATGAGTGCGATTACGTGGAGATGCAGTTCAAGACAGTACCAAAGTCGGTATGGAACGACTCAGAGTCGCCTTACAAGGGTGTGATGGCGGTCTATGACAATGGGACCATCGAGCATATGGACGACGAGGCGGACTTCGTAAGCTGGAAGAGTTCTCTTGCAGGCGACGAGTTCAGGGTGATGTTCTGGATTCTCAACAATATCCGTATCGAGAATGTTCCGCGCGATCCTCTGTGGATGAAGACACATCTAGACGAACTAAAAGCGTTCTGGGCGATCGTGGAAGAGTGCCGGAAAGACCCTACCAAAATAGACCAGTATGCCCCTCCCACTGCCCCACGCGATGGCCCGTCGGCGACCCCCGAGGTGGCTCACGAGCGTCCGGCGCCCGCAGATGGTTCGTCTGCTGCGCGTACGACGACCCTGCGCCTGCAGTTGTCCGATTATACTGAGACCGATCAATGAACTCTGGGACTCCAAAGTGCTCTGTTCCACGTGACGCAAACAGAACGCCAGCAACCACAAGGGCGGCAATTGCGACCATCAAGATGCTGCTGTTTTTCATATTATTTAAAACGGATGAAAAGAAAGATACATAAGAATAACATCATACACAATGGAGACCCTTAAACTCATGCTGTCTCAGCGCGGTGTCCCCGTAACGAACGTCGAGACGCTCACGGTGGAATTCCCAGGGACGGTGACCAAGATTGGCGATGTCATCGTCTTCAAGAGCACTCGCCAGCGTATCAGTGAGAAGGATGTCCTGACTCTGGTAGGTCTAACGCAGGAGCACGGGGGAAAGACGGGTATTGTGATCGTTCCTATCCCTCCATCTGAGACGATCCTCTACGCCGTATCGCAGCAGAGCCACATTCTGCAGATCTTCCACGAGAGCCAGCTGATTGATATTTCTCGGCACAGGGCTGTCCCTCCTCACCGGATCCTGACGCAGGATGAAGTGAAGGCGTTCCTAGCCAAGTATAACATCTCTACGGACAAGATTGTTGCAGCCATGCAGAAGGATCACATTCAGTTGGATGCGGAGACGTCAGTTCTGCAGCAGATTGCGATGAAGTACAAGGAGTATTTCCCGATGCCCCAGATTTGGTCGCAGGATGCTATGGCGCGCTGGGTGGGTGCTAAGCCGGGCGATATCGTGGAGATCCTCCGGAAGAGCATGACCGCTGGCGGTACGCCTTACTACCGATTTTGTGTAGCCAGTGTATAATAATGGAGCAGTTCAATAAGCTTCTCGAAGAATACAAGGGCAATTACATTCAATTTTTAGCTACCGGAAGTGCTGAATACCAACGTGCCTACAAGAAGGCTCAGGATTTCATAGAGAAAGCTCTCTCACAGAAACGCGGTATTGTGGAAAAGGAGGCAGAGAACATGCAGTATTTTAGTCAGTCGTTTAAGGAGGACAATAGCGCGCTGTCATCTATGTACGATATGGGTACCGACATGTACAAAGATGCAGATAAAGTGCAGGATCAGTTTGAAGCGTCTAAGACTCGCTACGATATGATAAGTACTATCGGAGACAAGGGAAATAAGGTTAATGTAGCACTGGGGTACGCGATCCTGTGGCGAATCGCGGTTGTCATTCTACTGATACCCGTGCTTGTTCTTGTAGGGTATTTCTGGACGCAGTCATCGGCTGTATTTGGATTTGGAACACCCTCTACCGCCTACGCCCCCCGAATGTAGTAGCGGGAGCTGGAGCAAAGAGGGTCGGGGCAGGAGACACAAACATACGATACACAAATAGGACGAACACGACAAGGAGGAGAATGAGCGCACCGGCAATGAGTCCAAAGTAGGTCATCTTGTTGGTAAAGGTCGTGTTCTCCAGTGTCTCCTTGAGACCCTTGAGTTTTGTTGTCTCATCGCGAAGCGACCTGAGTTCTCCAAGTTGTTTCTTGTAGAGTTCAAGATCGTTCTTGAGGTCGCGGATCTTGTACTTGGAGTACGTATTAAGTTCGCGATTTCCATTCGTCCAAATACGAAGCAGACGATTCACCGCCGAGGATAGACGCTGGTTTGTCTGCACAATGGACTGGAGGGATGCGGCGCGTGCTTTACCATCCTTCTGACGAAGCGCGTCGCGAATCATGCGAAGATAGCCACTTTTTATTGAGCCATAAGAACTCATAGACGTCGCGAGTTCCCGCGACTTGGTTTGATCGTAGACTTCAGGATCCATTATATTTGGTAAAGGAAAATTCCGTTGATGGAATATAAGAAGGATGGCAACCTACATCAGCGCATTCAATACTGCCTCAAAGGACTTGGCAGGATACGTGCAGAACCAGTTATCGACGGCTCTTGGCTGGCGTAACATCCCTGGTCAGCTAAACAAGATCTCGGCGTCTTCGACGGGTCATGTGTGGGGATTCAACGTGAATGGCGACATCTACCGCTGCAAGGAGCCTTGCGATGGACAGAACTGGCAGTACTATGAGCGACCTGGTGGGGTTGATGGAATGCCTCTGGATATCAATACTGACGAGTCCAACGTCTATCTCCTGTATGCTCCCCCAGCTCCTCCTCCAGAGGATACGGGCGCCGCCATTTCTACAGGTCTCATCAATGTGGGCGACGTGGGTATGCCGCCGGGACACATTTCTCCCTACTATAACGGCGTTATCGTGTCATCAAGCTTCCTGGGTCCGAATGCCGCAAGGGTCGCTGAGCTCAGCGCCAGTGGGAAGTACACGCTGACCGTGAAGGACGAGAAGGGTCAGTCGTCGTCAGTTAAGATCACGAACATGGGATCGGGTGGATTCTACTACGTGATCTACAACAATAATTTCTCTGGGGACACGATGGACAAGAAGTTTGCGGGGTCTCGTCAGCTGTCGCTTGAGATCAAGGCGCCGGCTGGACCGAAGAAGGAGCTGCCTGGTGCGCTGGTTGCGATGCGTCCAGTCTCAGGAGGCGGTGGTTGGAAGATGCTCAAGGTCCCGGGAAGCATGCCGAAGTACGCGACAATCAACCTTACAGACTCATTCATGTTCGTGGGCAAGAAGGGATGCGCGAAGCCCTGCACTACGGGAGCGTGGGTGGATATTAATGTGCCTGGGTCGGGAGCAGGTGGAGTCATCGCCGCTAGCTCGGGTTCAGTGTATGCGGCTGCTCCGACAAACGATGGCACGAACATTTTGAAGAGTTCGCAGACGGGTCAGGGTGGATGGACAAATTTGAAGGGACTCAAGAATCGCCTGCCAGTGGCAGTTGCTACGGACAATCAGGTAATTTACACGACGAACGCAGCCTCGGGAGCGGTTGAGCGTTGCGAGGCGCCGTACGACAGGGCGACGTCGTGCAAGCCTGCTGATATGGAGGGATACAGCGTCTCTGGTCTGCGCACACTATCGGTGAATCCCTCAAGCAACCAGGTGTATATGACTGCGCAGGAGAACGGAGAGGCGGGCAATATCTTCCAGCGCCTGGACGATATGGGCGGTTCGCATCTGCAGAAGGTTCTCCAGGGTGTTAATCCCTACGATAACCGCATGGATAACAATATCAACTCGATGGGAGACACGCTAAAGCTGCAGCACGAGAAGCTGGTGTCGGGCTTGACACGTAAGACAGCGATTGATGTTCTGCGCGATGCGATCAAGTACGATAGTGACCTGGGACCCGCGCGCGTAGAAACAGAGAATCTGCGTCGCGAGATTAGCTTCGGAAAGGATACTCGCAAGTCGTACGAGGCGAAGATGCTGCCGCTGGAGATCATTATTGCAACGTTGGCGGTTGTAGCTGTTGTGTTCCTGGTAGGCGGATCGGTGGCGTCTCCCGAGATTACGAGCGGGGTGGCGATTGTTGTGCTCATCTCGGGGTTTCTGGCATCAGTGTATTTTGCCGTGGTAAGATAATATGAGCGCCGGGGAAAAGTTTGCGCGATTGAGACAGGAGTACGATAGTAAGATAAAGGGGATTCAGAGTTCTCAGCTCCCGGGAAATATCAAACAGCTTCTTGTAAAACAGCTAAGTGATCAGTATATCCCTCAACTAGAGCCACTTCACAAGCAGGCGCTGAAAGAGCAGTCAAATGCTTCTTCTTCTTCCGCGAAACCCGACATGTCTCAAGAAAGTATCGAAAAACAGCGTCGTATCCAGGAGGCTTACAAGACATTTGAACGTGCTGCACGAACCCGCGACGAAGATCCTGAAGGGTTTGAGCAGGCAAAGTTTCAGTACTATTCCCTGAAGAATGGTCCTGATTGGGCCGCTCAGGAGAAGAAGCGGATTGCCGATACGAAGATGGAGCCAGTCATCTCTGCCTACCGCAAACAGTTCCAGGATCTGGAGAAGGAGCATTCTCTCCGTAAGGATTTCACCGATTCAATTGCCACAATTCGCGATAAGCAAGCGTCCATGAAGAGTTCCCTTCAGAAGACCTTTTCGTTCTTCAACGGAATCCTTGGCGATAAAAAGGACAAGATTTCGGTGTATGACCGATACCTTGAACTCACGAACCCCGATTACCGCAAGCTCCCGATAGGAACAAACGAGAGCCCTGATCCAGCTGTTGCTTATTTTTCCAAGTATCCTTCCTCCTTCAAGATTGTCTTGGATGTGTTTATTGCCCTCCTCATTTTGGCCATTGTGGTCCTAGCTGCACTCAAGGGTCGCAGCATGTACTCGTTCTATCAGAGTACGCCCAAGCCGTATGCTCTCAAATAATCAAGAAATGCTTAAATCCCGCATTGGGGGCAAAGCGTAAGTTCTCAACAAGAACCGTCATCGTTCCAAACGGGGAAAAGACTCGGCAGTAAGCCCCTGTGAGGGGAAGAGCATCAAAGGTTAAAAGACTGGCGTAGTCGTCATAGTAGATGATATCGTTATGTGGATCGAGGACGATCTTCATACCGTTGTATTCAAAGGATTGGTATCCCGTCCAGTCGCCCGTGTGGAATCCCGGATAAGCTCCTAACGACTCGTGGGAGGAAGCTTTCCATTTGGGAGGAATCTGGATATTCAAAAAGGGAACCCAGACGTACGAGAAGCGCAGAAATGCTGGGACCTCCCAGAGACTTGCTGGAACGCGCTGTAATTCAAACATGAATGGGATGGGTCCCCACTTTTCCGTACATGCATGGCACATTGTGAGAATGAGTTTGCCCGAGAGGCCTTCGCCGCGATGGTCTTTCATGACAACATTGTAGCACACGTAGATGGCGCGAACGGACTGAGAGGGTCCAATCCACCTACCATACTTAGCTAGGATCATACCCTGTCGTGGGATCCACGCCAAGATATCACCTGGACTCGCCGGGCATCGGCGAAGTTTGAACTCGTCCTCCCAAACAGACATACACCACGACTGGAGCTGCGGAGGTACATCCTTCCATTCTGCGACAGATACATCAGGATGCGGTTCATACATATGGTCTCGGTTGATCATTGAATATCGGGTGTCGGGAGCAGCGGCTTTCCGTTGGATTGGAAGGCTCTCCCACATTTCTTACATAGGTACAAGAGAGGAATGGAGACTTATTTAGCATATTGGGTGGTAGGTCTCACTATCCTCGCCCTGCTTATTGTGTATCACACGTGGAAAGCCGACCGAGAGATGTTTGATAATAAGAGAGAGGAGGGTCTGCCGTCCAAATCGCACGAAGACTACGATGAGATCTACGATGAGTTCTATGCAAGTGTGTATGACAAGCTCTTTACGATTCCGGAACGCGTATCCTTTGAGAAGGCATCGATCAAGGAGTACGGACTCCACGATTGGCCGAAGAAGGAAGTGAAGGTTCTTGACGTATGCTGTGGAACTTCGCCGCATGCTGACTGGATGTGCAGGGAGGAGATTGATCTGGTAGGTGTAGATACATCGGAGCAGATGCTAAAGAAGGCTCGTGAAAAGTGTAAGAATGGGCGGTTCTATAAGGGGGATATCACCCGGGTAGAGACGTTCCCTCCGAAATCGTTCTCGCATGCCATGATGCTCTACTTCTCCATCTACCAGTTTCGCAATCAGAAGATGGTTCTAGATAACATTTACTCATGGCTGCGTCCAGGCGGTGTCTTGATCCTGCATCTCGTGGATCCTGGAAAGTTTGACCCCATTCTCGATGCGGCGTCGCCCTTTGCCGCCTTTTCGGTACAGAAGTACAGCCGGGAGCGCGTGATTGATTCTGACATCTTCTTCGACAAGTTCAAGTACAAGAGCCGGTTTGTTAAGGAACCGGGCGATGACGATGCACGGTTTGAAGAGGTATTTGAGTTCAAGAATCCGCCGTCGTACCGCGAGAATATTCATCGCCTGCATATGCCAAGCGTGAGCGCGATGCTGGATATAGTGCGCTCAGCAGGGTTTTCTCGCCATGAGATGGTGGATATGACACCTGTTGGGTACGAGTATCAGTATCTCGTCTATTTTACCAAGTAGTCGCCGACTGCGTCTGCAGGCATAAATGAAAGCCTTTGCCACAGACAATAGGAATGGCGGCTATCAACGACAGCCGATCTGTCGCTGATTTTCAGCATTTTACCTTCTCAGGTCATTCCCGAAAACTTGCAAATAAATCCCTGCTTGAAAGTATTCAGTTAGGTCATGCGGATTATGCCTGTTACTGGAGTCTAGAACTTCTGTGTTCGGGTCTTGTCCATTCTCTCTGGGATACACTCTTTGAGAGCGCATCTCTCTACATTCATCGCTCCTGCCCAAATATTTTTACATATCTCACCTCGCAATACGAGCGGTTTGGGGCAATTGAGCGGGCATACTCAGTGAGTAATATGACTAGTATCCGGAATCGCGACGATGCGCGCAACCTTGTGTGTGAGACTGCGACGGTTCTAGCTATTGCCAAGAAACAGAAGACGGTCACTCTCCCTACCATCAAACCCGAACACGATTTCCAGGAGACGACAGTGCGCGAGAATTTGCGAGCAACGACTCAGCATGCGGGGACACCTTTTCTAAAAGAGAATGATCCATACGAGATAGGTATTCCATTTAACGAGTTTTGTTTTTCGATTCAAACCAAAGACACTCAGAGGGCACTCTACTGGATGTCCTGGATCATGCGATTTGCCTCGGAAAAGAAGAAGCAGACGAAACATACGTTTGAGTGCGCCGAGCGTCGGAATCCGTATATAGACTCTAAACACGCCAAGCATCTTCACTGGATGTTCTGGGAAGCTATTCGCGCCCAGGGGAACATGTATGTGGAAGCTCTGTTTAAATTGTACTGTCTGCGCTGGTCAAAGAACAAGACCTATCTGATTACAGCTGTTCTCTTTGTAACGGAGGCTCTGAACACGACTGAACCGGCACGGCGAAATGAGAACGACATTGCAGCCAACATGCACAAGATTCCGCAGTGGATCGAGACAATCGAAGCAACGAAAAATTCCTTCTCTTCAAGACAATAGATAGGTATGGCTGTTCTTGGTCATTCTCAGAAGGTTCAAATTTCGGCATTCCAGGCGCTGCTGTTTTTCATCCTGGCAAATCCCATTACGTTCTCGGTTGTGGACTCCCTCATTATGAGTGTCGTTGGTCCGTATAGCTCTATGCGTGTCGCAGAGGGTGGCTCGCCTACGGGATTCGGTCTCATGCTCCATGCTGCCGTGTTTTTCGCGGTGACTCTAGGTCTGATGTACGTTTAAGTGTTGGCTGTCTGAGTATATAATGTATCGCCTCATCTCACTGGCTAAGTATCCCTACGCCCTCCCCCAGCCGAAGAAGGATTACACATCCACCTTCGTTTGGTCGGGTTCCTACGTTCTTGATACTCAGGAAAAGAAGTGCTGGTCGTACCTTCCTCGCGAAGGAGGTTGTCTTGAACGTGTATCTCATCCTTACCCCCATCATCTATCGGCTGTTCATAATCAGGAGACGGTGCGAGTCAAGGTTTATAACAAGAACATGTGGTCCGAGAATGATGATCTGTTTATCGTAGCCGCGTAATGCGACAGAGTTTCCAAATCGTTCAAGCTAACAATGGAACTGACCGATATTGTCTATCTCGCCTTTGCCACTATTGCGGTGATTGTCTGTCTGCACGTGGGTGTGTTCTGGGTCTCTCGTCTCATTCAGCCCCCGAAGCCCCGTGTCGTGTATGTAGAACGCCCCGCCCCGCCGCCTCAGCAGCAGTTTGTCCCTCCTCCCCCTGCACCTCCGCCCGTCGCTCCCCCGCCGCCATCGGTTCAGGTACCGACATATGAACAGCCGCCAATCCCCCAGCCGTCGAACCCCGCACCCCGCATGGAACTCCCGCCGCCGATTGAGACGCGCCAGAGCAAGTGAGTGGTTTTGACAGAGTGTGTCTATATACATTATACCATGAACCGACTACGAACATTGTACAAATGGGATCCGGCGATCAGGATGACTCGTCAGGGAAAGGTTCCCTCTGAGTTTGCAGTGAAGGTTCCGCAGGGTGTTGGTACTCCAGGTTGGTTGTGTCTGACTCGTGACGAGCAGTCAAAACCGGTCTCGCTTTGGATTCCTCGGAGGGAGGATGCCCAGCCGCAAATCCTGCGTCTTGTGTGGGATGAGCGGTGCTACGAAGATACGATTTTACGCGTAGAATATACGGCTACTCACCTCTTTATTGCTGATGTGTGGCTGTGGAACGGAACACGTCTATTTGAAAAGATGAACTTTGCTGACCGGGCAACGTTTCTCCAGAATGCGATCCCAGTGGTCTATACTCCCTGCCAAGCCTTTGAAAGTCGTCGGGTAGCTCTTCGCGATACAGCTGCATCAGCCCGAGGATACGAGTACTATACGGATTTGCCTGGCGAAAAGGGTATTTACTCTGACGCAGTATCTACTCCAGTGCCAACTCCGGTTACGGATACAAATCGCTACGAAATTAGTGCTACCGACGTTCCTGACGTGTATTCAGTATCGGCAGGTGGGTACCTTCGCGTCAAAACTCTGGCACTCTCAAAAGCTCTTCGTTCATTGGGTAGGAAGTTCGTCCTCGAATGCCAGAAGAACCCCGATGGAACTTGGACACCTGTAATAGAATCTCATCCAAATACAAATGGCTCGCACTAAGAAAGCAGCGCGTCGTGGAGGTGGTTATGGATTTGGTGGTTCTATTCTGGGAAGCGCGAGCGGTTCCAATGCGGGAAACGCCATGTGGAACTCGGATACGTCTAAGGACTGCGGTGTGATGGCGAACCGCGGAGGTAACAATACGCTAGCGGGTGGTCGTCGTCGTGCTCGCCGTGGCGGTGTAGGTATGGTGGATGATGCCCTCCTGGCTGCCAGCACCGGATATGCTGCCCACCGCTTTGCGAAGAAGGGAGGGCGCCGCTCTCGTCGCGGAGGCGTGGGTGCTGTTGATGACGCGATCTTTGCACTCGGTACGGCGTATGCGGCTAAGCGCTTTGCGAAGAAGGGCGGACGTCATACGCGCGGGCATCGTGGAGGTAATGTCCTGGCTCTCCAGCAGCCGCGGGCGGGATACACGTTCAATGGCACGGGATCGGCGGGTCTGGCAAATGCGGTGCCCGTAGCACCGAATACGACCAATGTTTAAATTCTAGTGTATAATCAATGAAGTACACACTAGATACAGCCATTGCAGTCCTTATTCTCATGGTAGCTGTCGCTTTCCTTGTTCAGCGCAAGCTTGGATATATTGCTGTGTGGCTAGTGGTGATTACAGCAGTGATTGGCTATGGTGTCAAGATGTCTCTGACAGCGGCGGTGACTATCAGTGTAGCCACTGTCGTCGCTGTGATTCTCGTTTCAGGCCAGACCCTCAAGGAGCGCTATGAGAATCCCTCAAAGGGCGAGAAGGAGGGGAAGGAGAAGGATACGGACGAGAAGGAGCCAGAGCCGCATTCAAAGTCAAAGACCGAGCAGATTTCAGACAATAACCTGAATGCCCATCTGGATGCAGGAACCACAATTCTGCACGCTTTCCAGAAGCTGAACCCCCAGCAGGTTCTACAGATGCGCGATGATACCAAAGAGCTGATGGAGACCCAAAAGCAGCTCGTTGAGACGTTGTCAAGCCTGGGACCGCAGGTTCAGCAGGGCGCTGAACTGGTGAAGTCATTCCAGGGGATGTTTGGTGGAAACATTAGCGAGGTTCTGAAGAAGTAGAGCTCCAGCGGAGTACTGGAACATGTGATCTTGAGGCGAATTTGAGCGGATCTCTAGTGGGGGTACGCGAAGTCCGAGAGTGAGAATCTTCCATACCATAAGTGTTGTGCCGAGAGTATAGTATTCTATAGTCTCGCTCCAGCGCAGGATACATGAATAAAAGACCTGCAGGGATGATACCACATAGAAAATCATCTGAAGGGTGCTGTAGTCATATGTTCCTCCGTACGATGCGTAGATGTCCGGAAAACATAGAAATACGACCCACGAAATTAAATGGCTGAGCGGCTGTACAAACATTCCCGAAAAACGTAGGGCGCGAGATAGAAAACTGGGATCCGAAAACTGAGTGCGAAGTTCATTGTATCTCCACACCACCTTCCCGTGATTCGGATGTGCTGTGAGTGTTTTGATCATCTCCATGAGGGGCGTCAGAGATTATAATACCATTTGAAGGAAAATCTACCTGATTAAACGTCTTGTCCAGATAGGACCAGCGCAATCCCTTACCATTCTCAACAATAATATCGAGAAGGGCGCGTGTAATTTTATTCCCTTCGACGACGAATGGAGAGAGGAGAGCAGTACAATCTACCTTAGTACCCTCCTCTGTAGTATACCCAATATAATACCACGGGGGGATCGGTGACTCATATAGGTCGCGGATTCGATACGTTTCGCGAGGAACTAGGCTCCAATGCACAGCAACACGATGATCGGTAAAGTCGGGCGTCTCCCGGCGGGTGTGGTGGAGAAGAACCTTATTGGCATACACCTCCGGGAGCTCTTCGCGCGTATCTGCATACTCTGACCGTTCCTCCTCAAAATCATGGAGCTCCCATACCTCTGTCGCATACGTCGTTGTCATGCGACGGCAGCTTCCTAGATACACCGCATACACGGAGTGCCATGCGCGGATAAGTGTGTTGGCGATTGTCGTCTGGAACTCTTCCATTTTGTATTGTAGAACACGTTATCCTTAAACGCTCACTGAGAGAGCTTTGACCACGTGCGCGAATCCCTGTCGTCATGCACCGTCTTGCCGCGGTGCGTCGTCATCTCGCGAACAACCGTCTTGAGCTCCTCATCAATCTGAAGTCCCATGGCAATCGATGTCGCCAGGGCTGTGATCAGGAAGGGCGTGGCGATGAGAAACCAGGATACAACACCTAGGTTGAGGCGGCACAGCAAGTCAAGGATAAAGATCGTTGCACCTCCAAATATCACCTTGGTAACAACCGTGAACCACGCGAAGTCGGCAACATCAAAGCCAAGTTGGATAGCCAAGAACAACGCATAGAGAAGTGCAGGGGGGCACAGATTATCTATGAATTTCATTTTCGTGCTTTGTGTATAGAACATAAAAAATGAGCAGCAAGGAGGTTATGGAGATTATCAACAATACTGGAACCGATCAGGCCACAGCCGAGAAGGCTCTGGAATCATCGGGTGGAAACGTTTTGGAGGCGATCATTAGCTTGACGTCTGTACCGGAGGTGAGCGGACAGAAGTACATTCCTGCCGTGCCGAAGGTAGATGATGGTCTGACCCCCGAAGTGCGCGAGAAGCTGATGAAGGCTCGGAAGCTTGCTGATCTACTTACCTTCTCAGCGAAAAACGACCTCCGCGCAGCGGCAAGCCACCACCCGCAGCTGGCGGACGTAACTGAAGAGACGGCGTAGCCAGCTGTGCAACGGCTTTGTTCCCTGTAGTGGGAGCGGGAGCAAACCGTGTTCCGTAATCAAACATCTTCTGTTCGACATCGTTGATATCATTAAAAATGTTCAGTCCGTACGCTGTATCGTATGCCTGTTTTGAGTACTTCGCGTACTCCTCGGGGTTTTCCGAAAGAGTTTTGACTGCTGATATCCACTCCTGAAGTTTATTGTAATCGAGCATCAACTGCGAACCGGCGATCCATTCACACATTCCTTCGGTACTTCCAGATTCACGTGTATTTGCTACATCTGTTCCATCCATTGGCTTGGTATGTAAGACTGGGATCCCGTTGTACATTGCTTCAAACGCAACCCTTCCCCAGCTTTCATAGAGTGAGGTAACCAGAAGAATGCGCGTCTCCCTCATAATATCCCTGATATCGTCCTGAGCATCTATCCACTTAATGTTAGGTATATTCTCGGGGACTACAATCTTGTTGTAATAGGGGCGAACACCCATAAACTTAATCTTCGGCATCCGGGTCGCGAGCTCAATAAAAAGTGGCAGTCCCTTAAGAATATTTGCATTGATCAGCGTTACGTATTTTCCAGGAGGAGGCGTACCCCTCTCCTGGAACTTTACCTCGTTCTCAATCATGATTGGTCGAATCGGCTCCAGCGTCTTGAAATGGTGCTCTCCAATGCGAGAGCGAACATTATTCGTAATGTGATTGCTGATAACCCAGAGGAACTCGGCCCAATCGGGTTTATAAGGGAGTTCATTTATGTTCTCGCCAAAATGCATCGTGACAACTATGGGCTTATGAAACCTTCCATTCAAGCGACGGACAATGTTCAGCGTAGGAAAGTGAGCTGTAGACCAAACGTGAGCCCCACTCATCTCATGTTCCGCATTGGTGTAAAATACCCATGGAAGTCCGCGATACTCTCCGCGGATAGCGTACATCCCCCGCTTTGTAGTTACAAAGCTTACAGTGTGACCGCGAGCCTGCAGTAGTTTTGCAATCGCAATATCATGAAAGAATGCGCCGCATGGGTCGGGCATAAAATTAGCGAAGAACACAATTTTCATATTGATTTATTGCGATACTGCTTTCTGGCGTAGCAGACGCGTAGGATCTCCGCCGCGCGACCAGCTCTGGACGAAGTTTCCAGCCTCCTGGATGTCTGTCTTGACGCTGTTGAGTAGGGGATCAAACTGATTGGCAAAGAACTTGTCCGACACGGTAGAGCACTCCTTGCGCGTGCGCACCGGGACGCTCTGGATCAGCTGGCTCTCTGTATCCTTCTCTCCTGCCGACGGACCACCAGCCATGTAAGGCGTAGTAGCCCACGGACGAGCAAACGTTTGCTGGTGTCCCTTGGCACGCTGGGTGCCCGCATCTCCCAGGGCGAGACGAGAATACAGGTCAATGTCGCATCCGCCAGCAGCGGTATTGCCAAAATTGCCAGTGTAGTTCATGGTGACAAACTGAGACGCCCAGTCGGCCTTGGAGTCAAAGTCCTGGCAGGGACTGGGCTGTGGGCGAGCAGTGGATAGGTAGTAGTCCTGCTGCTGCTTGTTGTCGCGAATATCGTATCCCATCTGTGTTACATCATTTTTCGGGCGCGTCGGGGCATAAAACCACGATAGCGGGTTGTTGGTCTGAGGCTCCTGGTCAGTCATTATTACTAAAACGGATAAACATTTATGAGTTCGCTACTCTGGAGTATTAGTAGAATGTCCGTTCTTTGTCCTTGTGATTGGATTGAGCACGACCAGTACGGAAAGTATGTCATTGACGTCTATGGAAAGACCAGTGAGGGCGAGACCGCTATGCTCCAGATTCGGGGGTACAAGCCGTATTTCTACATTGACGACCACCCTGAAGCTCGCAAGATTCTGGTAGGCGCTACTCTGACATCCCAGAATAAGCATGATGTGTTTGGCGGGTTCAACTTCTACAAGACATCTCGGGTCCTGAAGGTAGAGGTTGGGTCCAAAAAGCAGTTCGTTGAGCTGTCGAAGGTTGCCAAGGCATCCGAGTTCAAGGTGTATGAAGCGAATCTTCCTCCTCTACTCCGGTTCTATCACGACCGCGAGATTTCTCCTGCATCTCCGGTGAGTTTTGTGTCATCAGGCAAGATCAAGTCCGATGACATCAATGGGTGGTATGTCGAGGCAGTCAATATCAAGAGCTCTGTCGGAAAGGAGGTGCCTCTGTTGGTCGCTGCATACGATATTGAGTGTACCTCGCGGAGCGGTCAGTTTCCGATGCCCCGCAAGTCGTGGGAGTATGTAACCAAGAAGATCCAGAAGGATTTGGAGACGGCGCCAGAGGATGAGTCGATGACCACAATCTTTCAGCGGCGACTGGCTCTGGAAGGTCTGCATCGCGAGGTGAAGCTCACTCCGTTCCTCACGAAGAATGCTCATCATATTGAGAATGACAACTGGGATGCAGTTGCAAGGGATCTTGAAAAGCTGGTGGGTGGAGATATCGGCGACCCCGTTATCCAGATCGGGATCACGCTGCGGTGGTCTAATGATATGATGAAGACGTATCGGCGCAAGGTGTTTGTGTGGGGTAGCGTATCTCCGTCAGATGATCCTACTGTCACATTTGAAGGATATGAGACGGAGGCGGAGATGATTGAGGCATTTGAGCAGTTTGTCAAGGAGGAGGAGCCTGATATCATCTGCGGCTACAATACGTATGGCTTTGATGACAAGTTCATGGTAGAGCGAGCAAAAATCAACGGACTAACCCTGAATCTCGGCCGCGGGTCTATCTGGGGCGATACCCTGCAGAAGAAGACGTTTGAGCTGGCGTCGGGGAAGTACGAGGTGCAGTACATGAAGACTCCTGGTCGGCTGACGATTGACTTGCTTCTGAATATGCGGCGCGAACACAATCTGGACTCTTACACGCTCGATAATGTGGCTTCCACGTTTCTGCGCGACAAGGTGGTATCGCTGGATGGCAAGAAGATCAATACCAAGACCACGCGTGGTCTGTATGTGGGGAACTACGTGCGGTTTGATATTGTGGCTAACACCCTGAATCCCTACCGCGAGGGTCAGAAGTTTCTAGTGACGGAACTGACGCCCAAGAGTTTCACGATTAAGGAGGAGGGACTATTCGCTGATCTGTCAGAGGAGGACCGCAAGTGTCTAGAGTGGTCGTTCACCAAGGACGACCTGCATCACATGGAGCTGTTCAAGATGCACGAGGGGAGCGCCGCTGATCGGGCAGTGATTGCTAAGTATTGTATTCAGGACTGCGACCTAGTCCTAACGCTGATGGCGAAGCTGGATACGCTGACCAACGCACGGGGTATGGCTGACGTCTGCTTTGTTCCGCTACAATTCCTATTCCTGCGGGGTCAGGGGATCAAGATCTACTCGCGCGTCGCCTACGAGGCATCGAAGCGCAACCAAATCATTCTGGATCAGGAGTCAGAGATGGGAGATACAAAGTACGAGGGCGCGATTGTACTTCCTCCGCACATTGGGATGTACCTCGATACGCCGGTAGCCGTCCTCGACTTTAACAGTCTGTACCCATCATCGATGATTGGTGAGAACTTGTCGCCCGATACGCTGGTGGCAGTGAAGACGTATGATACCCGTGGCAATCTCAAGGGAATTGAAGGTATGAAGGAGAAAGTTCCCGGGTCTCACGAGGTCACGTATGACCTCAAGGAAGCCGATAAGATCGTGGGTAAGCACGTCTGCATCTACGCTCAGCCCACGGAAGACAATCCTCTGTCGAAGGGTCTTATTCCGACAGCACTGGAGATCATGTTGAAGAAGCGCAAGGAGGCGCGCAAGAAGATGGAAGACCCTGCACTGGACGACGCGCAGAAGTCGGTGTTTAACGGTCTTCAGCTAGCCTACAAGGTGGTTGCGAATTCGATTTATGGTCAGCTGGGTTCGCGGACATCGCCTATCCGCAAGATCTGTGTAGCTGCATGTACGACGGCGGTAGGACGGCGGTCTCTCCTCTTTGCGAAGGAGACGGTGGAGACAGAGTTTGGGGCGACGGTGGTGTATGGGGATACAGATTCTATCTTCGTAAAGTTCCCGACCAAGGATCTGCCAACGGCGATCAAGCAGGGTCAGGAGGCGGCGACAATGATTACGTCTCGCTGCCCACACAAGGCGTTTGTCATCGGGTACGAGAAGACCTTCTATCCGTTCATTCTGTTCTGCCGCAAGCGGTATGTCGGGATGAAGTACGAGGATGACCCCACAAAGTGTAAGCGCGCATCCATGGGTATCGTCCTGAAGCGTCGGGACAACGCGCCTATTGTCAAGGATGTGTATGGCGGCGCCCTTGATATCCTCCTGCTGGAGAAGGATGTCAAGAAGGCTGTGAAGTTTGTGAAGGGTACGCTCCTGGACGTGATCCAGAACAAGTTGGCGCTGGACAAGTTTGTGGTCACGAAGCAGCTGCGCGACGATTACGCGGCTATGAAGGAGAACTACACTGGTCGGGCGACTCTGCCTGCCCACCGAGTCCTGGCTGATCGCATGACGGCTCGTGATCCAGGCAATGCTCCGTCAGTGGGCGAGCGTATCAAGTATGTGCATATTCAGAGCGAGAAGAAGCTGCAGGGTGAGCGCATTGAGCACGTGGATTATGTCAAGGAGAAGAAGTTGAAGTTGGATGCGCAGTTCTACATTACAAACCAAATCCAGAACCCCGTAGCTCAGCTGTTTGCCCTATGTATTTCCGAGGTCGATGGATATCGAGAACCGTCGCCATCGTACAAGAAGTTGTACGAGTCTATCCTTGCAGAGTATGATGATCCTGAGAATCCTGAAAATCAGGAGGAGGCAATGTTGGGGGTCTTGAAGCACAAGGAGAAACATCTAGACAAGCTGCTCTTCTTGGGGGCGGACTATATCCAGAATACCCTCCGTAGTTCTCGAACAGGACCGCTGGATTCGTTCTTCAAGAAGGCGAAGGCGTAAGTTGGAAGGATTTTCAGGCGCGGCGTCTATTTAAATAAACAAGTATGAACCGAGACATACTTGATGCTCTCTCTGATATTTGCCATGCGAGGGCAACTTTTTTCAGGCGGTCGGCTGGAAATTGGAACATCTACCCGCAGATGAATGTCACCCAGTTTCTATCCAATGAGACCAATATTCTCAGTATGCTATCTCGTTTTCAAACTCCCCCTCCCCCTCCTGCGCCCGCTCCCGTTATACCAGCCAACCTTGTTCAGTTGCTGTTCGGGCCCGATGCATTTGTGGGTCTGGGACAACGGCAGGGTCAGGGTGCGTTCTGGGATCCGGTGCAGATAGGTCTGACAACTGAACAGTTTGCGGCGGCTACGCGAGACTACGAAAACCCTCCGGATGTTGCAGAGCAGGATCAGTGCTGTATCTGTCAGGAGGGCATTACGACGGAAGCAGCTATTCATACCCTCTGCCCAGGCGCTCCCCTAGATGATAGAGTGACCGTCACCAACCATCACTCCCTGCATCGGCGATGTGCGCAGGCATGGTTTTCGATGAGCCCTCGGTGCCCCCTCTGTCGGGCGGATTTACGAACACTGAACCCAACTACTACAAATGCCGGACCAAGTGCAGGTGCCCCAGGTGGAGAGCCCGACAGCGACAGCGACACTGCCCCCGACTCCCAGTAAGAAGGTTGTTGTTTGTACCCCGACGTACAACCGCCGATTCTGTCTTGATTTTTCGGTGGAGTGCTTTCGTCGCCAAACATATCCTGGACTCCACTGGATCATTGTTGATAACTCGTCTGATGATGAGCAGTCGTGGAAGGATATTCAGGAGAAGGAGGGGTTGTCTATCACCTATATCCGCATTCCCGAGAAGAAGACCATCGGTCTGCTTCGCAATATCATGATGCAGGAGGCGCTGAAGCATAACCCCGACTACCTTGCCTTCTGGGACGACGATGACTACTATGTCCCCGGTCGTATTTTGACATCGGTGAATGCTCTAGAAAACAATCCCCAATATGACATTGTGGGATGTGAAGTGATGAGTGTGTTCCTGACCCGAGAGAACGTACTGATGGATGTAGGTCCATATGGACGTAATCACGCTACGGCTGCAACGTACGTGTTTCGTGCCGAATGCGCTCGGACTCGCTATTTCTTGGAGACTGCATCCAAGGCGGAGGAATCTACCTTTACGCGCGATTGGACACTGCAGATGATTATGCTTCCTGCCAAGGAGATCATGTTGGTTCTCGGACACTCGCAGAATACGGTGAATAAGAGTGAGATCTTTGAGGATCCCAGGAAGTTTGGGAGCCGCATGAATAACGCCGACAATGCCAAGAATATTGTCAGGTTTCAGTGGATCAAAGATCCCAGTATGTGGGCTGTTTTCCGTAAAACATTTCTTGATGTTTGAAGAGATCAGCGATCGCATCCCCAGTTAGGGGTGTTTGATGCAGAGTATCCGATTGTCCATACTGAAACCTATTCATAATTCGTCGCACATCATGCTGGCAATCTTTTACGACTTTTTGGAACTCTTCAAATTGCATAGACCTATGCGTTGGAAGATTTTCGTAGAGAACTCGGGCATTCAATGGAATACATCTGTGAAGAATCACGTGTTCGGGAACTCGTTTGAAAATAATGGGCATTTCGTTGGCAGTACAAAGAATCGGAACTGCGCGTGTAGGATCACGAATCCACTCTAGAAGTTTGCGTTGAGCATGAGGATCACTTCCATCCACTTCATCGAGGATCACACATGTCTTTCGCGGTTTATTGCCGTACTTCAAGATGGACGTGAAACTCACAGGAGCCTTACAGGAGTCAGATAGTTTGATGACATCTTCGTGTGAGCGCAGAGATCGGGATGCATTGATTTCCAGAGGCTCGTATCCTAGAGTCTTAGCTGCTGTCAGGACAAGTGTAGTCTTTCCAATCCCGGGGGTTCCACAGATGATCACAGACTTTCCTCTGGGATTATCGCGGAGGTAGTCACGGAGTATAACTTTAGCTTCTGTGTGCCCCACGATCTCATCAAATGTCTGTGGGCGATACGCCTCCGACAACATTATACTACTAGTTGTTTAGTTACAAAGTCCTTTCCAAGTTGTGCCGCACTCACGAGCAATCTCGCACTCCTTGCCCTTGTATAACTCGGGCTTGAACGGTTGGCATTTTGTCTTATAGGCAGGAGTGCAGACTCCGTCATTCTCGATCCAGCGATCGGGACATTTAGGGCGAAATCCCCTATCCGCACCTCCATCATACCCTGGACGCACGACAACAATCGGAATTAGTTTCAAGTACAAGTAGCTGACGATGGTAAGGACAGTTAGGCTGGCGATGACCACGACGAGATCCTTGAGGTACGGCGTAGGTTCATACATTCTCTTCTATTTAATTACAAGAGTATAATGAGCACCCTTGCTGCACGACATGTGTGCGATACCTATTATACAACCACTCTGAACCCCCTTGTCCAGCACCACATTGACTCCTTCAATGACCTGGTGGAGCGACGTATTCCCCTATTCATAGCTGCATCCAACCCTGCCGTGAATCTAGTTCTGCCCCCCATGGTAGGGTCTCCTGATACGGAACGGGCGATCCGCATCTACTTTGAAAACGTAGGATACCGCCCTCCGCTGGACGAGCGCGAGAACATCCTTCCCCCGAACGTCTGCCGAACCGAGAATAAGACGTATGCCCTGGATATCATTGCTGATATGAAGGTCGAGTACCAGCTGAATGAGACGACAAAGGAGGAGGTGATATTCCCCAAAGTACTGCTAGGCCAGATGCCGCTGATGCTTCGCTCTCGGTACTGCCACCTTACAGCCATGGATCTAGAGCAGCTGTATGCTCAGGGCGAGGACTACCACGAGCTCGGAGGGTATTTTGTGGTGGATGGAAGCGAGCGGGTTCTCCTGGCTCAGGAGCGTCTTGGCAACAACCTCTTTTACGCTGGATCACGAAAGGTGCAGACCCGTCAGGAGGAGGAACAGGTAGGAGGCAAGACGGAAGAGGCATCTGAGGTGATTGAGTACTATGCAGGTATTCGCAGTGTCAGTGAAGATGGAACGCGCGGACCGTATTCTCATTACTTGGTGATCCCCGCTGCCCGGCGCGAGATATCCTTGGAAGAAGCAACAAAACGGAGCAAGCATTATGGCTCCTCTCGTATTCGGGGGATGCCGGTGATTACTCTGCCCGGATTCAAGATCCCTGTTCCCATTCTGTCAGTCCTCCATCTCTTGGGCGTCAATACCGATAAGGACCTGTACGACAGTATCTTTTTCGGTATCCCCGGTCCCGACCGCACCGTGTATGACGACTTGTTCCTCCAGCTGATTCTGGGACATAAGCCCGAGGGAAGCGATCTGGAGACTCTGATTGTTGCCACGAAAAGCCGGAGCCAGGAAGAGGTGTTCTACAATCTCCAGGCGATGCTGTTTCCGAACATCGAGGGAACAGAGGTTGCGGCTCTGTACCGCCGTAAGTCGTATGCCCTTGGATACCTTCTACGTCTGGCAATGGACAATGCCCTGGGACTCAAGAAGCCATCCGACCGCGACCACTTCCAGTTCAAGCGCTTTGATGTCAGTGGAGACCTGTGCTTCCAGGAGTTCAAGCGGATCTACAAGGAGATGGGCAAGACCATGAAGCTGGAGATGGATACCCGTATTCACTACGAACAGAAGGTGTATAGTGGCAAGGGATTCACTACCCTCCTACAGACCGAGAATCTACGTCGGTTCTGGAAGAACTATGTACTTCTCTCTGATCTCTCCAAATCCTTCAAGGGCAAGTGGGGAGGACGCGATGGTGTCTCGCAGATTATGAGTCGTATTTCTGTTCTGGGTATGGTGAGTATGCTCCGTCGTTCAGTCCTGCAGATGGATGCCTCGGTCAAGGCTCTAGGTGCGCGTCGGCTGCACGGGAGTTCGTTTGGATTCACGTGTCCCTCGGATGTCCCTGATGGTCGGTCGGTGGGTATGACCAAACACTTTGCTCTCCTGACTACGGTATCGACTCAGTCCGACTCCGCTCCTATCCGCAAGATTGTGGATGGATTTGGGGGTTTCCGGGCAACCGAGACGATTCATCCGTCGGCCTGGGACTCATCTTGGACAACCGTGTTTCTGAACGGCGATATCTACGGTGCTGTCACGGAGAAGACCGATGAACTCTACAAGAAACTTGTAGAGTACCGCCGATCGCAGCAGAGCGGGATTTCTACGGCGTGGAATCGTACAGACAACGTGTTGACCATCTGGTGCGACCAGGGACGCCCGATTCGCCCGCTTTACCGCCCTGGAGTCACAGCCGCCGCTATCACTGCAAAGAAGACCTGGAGCGATATGTTGTCGCTGTTTGATATGGTAGATGCCGATGAGTCAGATACCATCAAGATTTCCATGACTCCTTTTTCCAAGGATCTGTCATCCGAGATTCATGGAGTGTTTATGCTGTCTCCCCTGTCGGCTGTTATCCCCTTCTGCAACCATAATCCCAGCCCGCGCGTCTGCTTCTCGACTGCACAGAGCCGTCAGGGAGCATCATGGTACCACTCCAATTTCAATAAGCGCTTTGATACAATTACCCTCATCCTGAACAGCCCCCAGCGTCCCGTCTGTGAGACATGGCTGTACCCCCATGTCCTCGGACGCGGAGGATGCATGCCCTACGGCGAAAACGCCATTGTGGCCATTGCAATTTACTCAGGATACAATCAGGAAGACTCCGTGATCCTCAATAAGGCATCATTGTCTCGCGGAATGTTTGGCACTACCTACTTCCATTCTTACACATTCATGGAGGAGGTGACAAACCCGATGATGGGAACTCACACGACATTCATGAACCCAGTGGAAAAGAACCTGAAACCCAAAGCAGACAAGGATTACTCTAAGTTGGATACCAACGGAATTATCAAGCTGGGGTCGATGGTCGATGTGGATACTGTGCTAGTCGGTATTGCCACCGAGAGCTCTGACGTCTCAGCCCTGCCCAAGCGCGGACAGACGGGTCGCGTCGATGGAATCCAGATGTTTACAACCACTAGCGGCTTCGGAAAGAACAAGGTGACCCTGCGTGGGGTCAAGATCAGGATCGCCGAGTCTCGCGGACCTATTTTAGGAGACAAGTTTAGTTCGCGCGCGGGACAGAAGGGTACAGTTGGTATGATCATGGAGGAGTCAGACATGCCTTTTACCGCCAAGGGATTGCGCCCGGATCTTATCCTGAATCCCCACGCTATCCCTTCGCGCATGACCACGGGACAGATGCTGGAGACCATGTCGGCTCGTATTGGAACAACAGTGGGAACCCTAGTAGATTCTACTCCCTTCTGTGCCCAGAATCAGGTAGAAGAGTACCGCGATGCCTTGAAGAAACTCGGGTTTGAACCGAATTCGTCGGAGTGGATGTACAACGGCATGACAGGAGAGATGATGGAGATGGAGATCTTTATTGGTCCCGTCTATTACCTGCGATCCAAGCTGATGGTCGAGGACAAGATCAACTATCGCGACACAGGGGCGAAGACACTCCTGACGCACCAGCCGCTAGAAGGTCGTTCAGCCGGTGGTGGTCTGCGTGTAGGGGAGATGGAGCGCGATGCCCTGGTCGCCCACGGTGTCTCAGGATTCATTGAGGAGTCGTTTATGAAGCGGTCAGATGAGGCGGAAGTTATCTACCAGCCCGAAACTGGTCTTCTGGATTCCACTGGTGATGGACCTGTGGAGAACCTGCGGATGCCTTACGCAATGTCGCTCTTCGTCAAGGAGATGGAATCAATGCACATATCCGTAAATATCAAAAACGGACAAGTTTAAAAACAAGGTCGCCATAACCTATAAGAATGTACGTAATCAAGCGCGACGGGTCTCGTCAGGACGTATCGTTCGACAAGGTTCTTCACCGTATCCAGACCCTTGCCAATGGACTGGACCATGTGAATCCCACAATTGTCGCACAAAAGGTCTGCACCCAGATCCAAGACGGTATCAAGACCGCTGAACTTGACGATTTTGCGGCAGAGACCGCCGCGATGTTGGTGGGTCGTGGGCATCCTAATTACGGCAAGCTGGCAGCGCGTATTGCGATTGATAACCACCACAAGAATACGCCTGCCACATTCGCCGAGTGTGTTATCGAACTCTTTGCCGAGGGTGTAGTTTCACAGAAGGTTCATGACGTGTCTGCGAATACGGCTATCCAGCAGATGATCGATTATAACCGCGACTTTCATTTGTTTGATTACTTTGGGTTCAAGACGCTGGAGAAGAGCTACCTCCAGAAAGTCAAGGGCAAGGTCGTGGAGCGCCCTCAGCATATGTGGATGCGCGTAGCCATCGAGATCCACACGAGCGAGGTTGTGACCGAGCACTACGGGTATCCGATCCAGTATGTCCCGAATCTCGATCGTATTCGCGAGACCTACGATGCCCTGTCTCTCGGCTACTTCATTCATGCGACACCCACACTATTCAATGCGGGAACGCCCCATCCCCAGCTGTCCAGCTGCTTCCTGCTGGATATGAAGAGCGATTCTATCAAGGGGATCTACGAGACGCTGAGCGATTGCGCTCAGATCTCCAAGTGGGCTGGTGGCATTGGTCTAGCGATTCACCGGATCCGTGCCAAGAACTCCACCATCAAGGGAACCAATGGCAAATCTACGGGGATTGTCCCGATGTTGAAAGTCTATAACGACACGGCTCGGTACGTCAATCAGGGGGGTAAGCGCAATGGGTCGTTTGCAGTGTATCTTGAGCCCTGGCATGCCGATATTGAGGAGTTCCTGCGTCTCAAGCTGAATACTGGAGCCGAGGAGGATCGTGCGCGCGATCTCTTCTATGCTCTCTGGATTCCTGATCTGTTTATGAAGAGGATGGAGAAGAACGAGAACTGGACGCTGATGTGCCCCAACGAGTGCGCCGGTCTAGCAGATGTTCATGGTGACGAGTTTGAGGCGCTGTACTGCAAGTATGAGGCAGAAGGCAAGGGGCGCAAGTCAGTGCCCGCACAGAAACTGTGGCAGATGGTTCTTGATGCCCAGATCCAGACGGGGACTCCCTACTTGTGCTACAAGGATGCTGCCAACGCCAAGTCTAATCAGAAGAATCTGGGAACGATCAAATCCAGCAATCTGTGTGCTGAGATCATGGAATACACAACGGACGACGAGACGGCGGTCTGCAATCTTGGCAGCATTTCTCTGACCAAGTTCGTCAATCAGGATGGGTCATACGATTATGATTCCCTGAGGCGTTACACGTCAATCCTGGCTCGCAATCTCGACAATGTCATTGACCGCAACTTCTATCCCACTCCCGAAACTGAGCGATCGAATATGCGCCACCGCCCAATCGGGATTGGCGTGCAAGGACTCGCAGATGTTCTGGCGAAGATGAAGCTCGCATGGACATCCGATGCGGCTGCCGAGGTGAATCGGCGTATCTTTGAACACATCTACTATGCGGCTCTGAGTACCTCGGCTGATCTTGCTGCCGAGAAGGGTGAGTATCCTCTGTTCTGGGACTCTCCTGCCGCTGAAGGTATTCTCCAGCCTGATATGTGGCGGGTCACGCCTCTCACGGAAGAGCTTGGTTGGACAGCTCTTCGGCAAAAGGTGAAGACGAATGGTCTGCGCAATTCCCTGTCCATTGCACTTATGCCGACTGCCTCTACCTCGCAGATTCTGGGCAATAACGAGTGCTTTGAGCCCTTTACCAGCAATCTGTACGTTCGCCATGTTCTTGCTGGCGATTTCATGGTGCTCAACAAGTACCTCGTGCAGGATCTCATTGAACTGAACCTCTGGAATACGGATATGCGGACATCGATTATTGCCAATAACGGTAGCGTTCAGGGTATCGCAGAGGTACCGGCTGAGCTGCAGGAGCGCTACAAGACGGCGTGGGAGATTCCCATGAAGACGATTATCAATATGGCTGCTGACCGCGCTCCGTTCGTTTGCCAGTCCCAGTCGCTGAATCTGTTTGTAGCCGATCCAACCTATGCGCGTATTTCGTCCATGCACGTCTATGCATGGAAGAAGGGGCTCAAGACTGGATGTTATTATTTGCGAACCAAGGCCGTCGCATCTGCGCAAAAATTCACGGTTGACCCTGATGTGCGTCCGGCCGACTGTTTGACCTGCTCGGCGTAAAAAATTCTATGTATTCAAGTATAAACAATGTCCGGAGCTTGGTATTCATCTAGTGCGTTCCCCGTTGGAGCTGCTCAGGCTGGTGGTCAGGATATGGAGGGTGCCCGCCGCCGGCGCCGCGGAGGCCAGGAGGGCGCTCGCCGTCGCCACCGTGGAGGTCAGGATGCTGCCCCTATGATGCCGGAGGAGCATGCTGCGCCCCCCACTGAGGGCGGCCGCCGCCGCTCTCGCCGTGGAGGCCAGGAGGGCGCTCGCCGCTCGCGCAAGGCGGGCCAGGTTGTGGCCAAGGCGGGTCAGCTGGTCAAGGCGGGCCAGGAGGCTGTGAAGGCGGGTCAGCTGGCCGTGAAGGCTGGCCAGGTCGCCAAGGCGGGCCAGGTCGCCAAGGCGGGCCAGGCTGCCGTGAAGGCGGGCCAGGATGCGGTGACGGCCGGTCGCCGCACGAAGAAGGCGGGCCAGGCGCTGAAGACCGCTGCGCGCCGCCGGTAGATGTTTAATATCTAACATTTTTTAGGTAAGGCAACTGCTTTACCGCTAAAAATGTATGTTAATAGATAACTGTATGCTTCGTCGCGTCCCAGAACCAAGACTAGGAGTTGGTGAGAGAGTTCGGCAGATCTTTGCACCTGACTGCCCTACTGGAATTCGCGATGCCCCCGGAGCTATTAAGAACTTTTTAAACTCTCTGAATACTGCCTTGAGACAACGCTTTAATTTCAACGCATTTGATATCACCGAAGGGTTTGATGACGCTGGTCGGGTGTTGCAGCTTGGGGGGTACGAACATATCGGAAGCGTTATAGGCTATAGGCCTGCTGTAGGAGAATTTGGTCACGTTGTTGCTTACGTGAAAATTAATGATGGTTGGTTTCTTGCCGATAGCAATGCCGGATACCTTATCCCCCGTCCCATTGGACCGGTTTGTCCAAACAATGCAAGGTTAGAGGGGACAACGGGAACTATACTCCCCGACGCAGTTGTATTTACTCTGCATATCTACGCATCGACAAGTATTCCGGTCGATCCGTCAGGTGTAGGAGCAGGAAGTCCGATTGTTGCGCAGGAGGGGAATACATGTGTAACAGATACAATCCACAATATCCTCTTTCTTGGAAATCGAGTACGACATATCTTTCTCATTTTTCTTCTCATGGCAAGGGATGCAGGTAGTGCGGAAGTCGTATGGGATCGTTTGAACACATACTTCGGAAATAAACCGGAATTTCGTACTCTCTTGGAGGCTATAACTCTTATGATCGGACGTCAAATTGAAGTAAGTACACATCCGGCGATTATTCTGGATCCCAGTGTCGTCGATATAACATGCACAGTACTACCCCGTGCTGGTCGTGGTCGGCGACACAGGACTCGGCGCCGTAAGCTTAAGGTACTCACCAATCGACGAAAGCATCTTAAATAGATCCTCAGTGAAGCCGAAGTGGCATCCGTTAGGTTCAACGCCCTTAGGGACACGACGGCTGGATGTTGTCCTTGGATGTACTAGACTCACAATGATCTCCTGAGGCGACAGCTCGCGGCACTCTGATTCACGACCCTTGATAAAAGACTCGCCTTCGGCCACCTTGATGTCCTCTGGGAAGCCACGCTCCTCCCAGAACTTCTTGGTATAACACATCGTCGCCTCTGATACGCGCATACACTGCGGCAGACGCATCGGGGGGACATTCACAAATGACGTATAATTGGCAATATCGTAGGATGGAAGAGTGGTGCAGAACACAGCACTCTTCTTTGCACGCAGCATCATACTGACTCGGAACAGAATACTGTTCGGAGGATAGATATCGTCGTCGTCCATATGGATGATCACAGGGAACTTAGCAAGCTGAGCACCAAGATTACGCTTCCAGGCAATAGTATGGCCAGCCATGACATAGACATGGCGACCAAACGGAACGCTCTTGACAAAATCCTCTGATGTATCCTTGCCATCATCTAGAACAATCCACTCAAGCTTATCCTGGGGATAGCACTGTGAAGAGACGCACCCTGCACAGATCTCCATGAACTTCTGGCGATCACGAGTCGGTGTCACAATCGTGACACCTGGAAGGTCGTCTTCGGGGACAGCAGTCTTATCAACAGAGTACTCCTCCGTGGTTGCATACGTCTTCAGGAATGCCTGCATCTTGGCCACCCAGTCATTCTGCCGATCCACATACCGGTCTGCATTCTGCCCGCCCATCTCCTTGCGATCGCTGAACGTCTTGGCTGAATACTCGCGCAGGGCATCTACTACGGCCTCAGGATTCGTCTTCTTAATGACACCCAGGCACTCGGGATGAGGAACCGTCTGCTCGGTCTTGACCCAGACGGTGCCAGGGTACTCGAACTCCTCAAACGGCTTGATATCATTCAGCAGGAGGATAGAGCCCGTAGAAGCAGCCTCATTGACTGCGTGTCCAAAGCCCTCGGCGCCGCTCACACAGATCGCCAGACCGCACTCTTGTAGGAGGGCATCGTACTCGGACTGCTTGAGGGTCTCCGAGTGCAGGATGACCACCTTGCGGAGAGAGTCGGGGACATCCACACGCAGACGACTTCCGTCATAGACCACGTGAAGCTCGGGGAGCTTAATTGACTTCTCCTGGGCCAGGACATACGCATCCACAATCAGCTGGGGGTGGCGATAGATGTTCTTGCCGGTAAGAACCAGAGCTTTATGATAGTTCTTCTTGTCTGGGATACCCTTGGCAATGGAGGACCAACCGATGTACTTGACGTTGGGATGAAGAGGAGTGAAAAGCTCTACTGCCTCGTGCGTCTTGCACCAGATCTCATCGATATCATGGTAGTACGACTCCCAGGTCTTGTATGTCCATTCAGGATTAGGGATAAAAATGTTCTTCGCGGCATAGGTGAAGAGGGATGGGTTCAACACCTCTAGAAACACATTGTACTCGGCTTCCTCGCACTCGGGTTGTGCTACCAGAATACGACGGAACTTGACCGTGTCGTCTGCAGAGAACCACACACCCTGCAGGAGATCGGCATCCTGCGACAGACCCGTCTGGTTACGATGAGACGAGATAACGTTGATGCGCATTACTTACTTACGATTCCTCTGCTTAAATGTTCCCCGTATTTGACGCGGAATGCGACGAGCCGTTCGGGCGCGGAGATTGAGTATGGAGAGGTACTCGTTCCGAGTAGGTTTCTGGGAACAGGGGTGAGTGCAGACAGGGCGGTCATAGAACCATTCCATCGTCTGCCCTGTCCATGCCCAGAACTCGTCAATATCGGTGCATTCGGGTGCAGTCTCCACGTCCTCGAGATGCTCGTCGGTAAAGGCAGAGCACATATCTTCGTGTTCGCCATACCCATAATTCACATCAAAGAGTTCGGAGCAGTACTGACCATAAAAGGGTTCAATGCGCTTGGTTTGGGGATTCCATACGATTTTTTCAGTTGGGCGAAACGAGTCCCACGATGATTCCCAGACGAGAATTCCTTGTGGGCATTTTCCGTATATGCGTTCTTGGAACTTGCGAAGCATTACTACGTCGCTGCTCTAAAAAAAGGACTTGAATTCCGCAGACTTGGTTCCCACAATGTGGGGGTTGATCGGGCGGCTGATCTGATCGGGGTAATCCCGCACCTGATTGCGGTTGTAGAGATACATGTTGATGGATCCCAGAACATCATCCACACAGAATGCGAGGACGCGCTCATTGAGATCATTCACCTCCTTCGCCTCCTGTCCAGGAACATTGTTGGAGTACTGGAGATAGTAGGACCGCATGATTGTCTTGAGGTCGTCGGGCCGCTGGGCATCAATGACGTGCTTCTTGCCGCTCTTGAGCCAGACTCGGTAGCGTATCTCTGTCTGCAGGTAGTGGATATTTGCTTCGGAAAAGAAGGCCTGATTCACAGGGGTAGCTGTATGAATGCGGATAGTCGCCTGCTGATTGAACTTGGATCCATACTCAAGGCGAGGATCCTCATAGTGCGTCTGAAACAGCTTGAACGCTTGGGATGCCCGAGTCTCTGGATCTCCAAGATTGGGAACCAGACCATTATGCTTCGGGGCACCGGGAATAGCGGTATTCTTGTAGAGGGTCGCCAGGTCAGGAGTCTGTTTCGGGTAGAGCTCTCCACGCTTCGGATCCATTATTATTACTTAGTTGCCGTTTTTCTTCAGGAGCTTTATATTCGGATGCAGGGTTGTGATTTCCATCACATATGCTGCCTGCATGTTCCTGTTCATGAGGGGTAGGGGATAATCCTGGGAGAATGTACGACGAGCTGCAAAAGGTATCCCTGCACTGCTAAGGTTGTACTGCTGAAGACAGACGTTCGGTGTAGAGGATGACACATTTGAGAAAGCGACATATGCGTTTGTAATACCGGTAATGCCACCTATCAATTTGGGAACAGCTGTAAAAGATGTTCCTACATCACAGCTTGACAGGATATTGGAAGGAGTAAAGTCAGACGAACAGATGTCACTCACGATAAAATCGTTAGAGAGGAGAGTAAATGCACTGCGAAGAGCGGATGTCGCGGATGGGTCGGAGAGGATACGTGTCAATGTCGGTCCGTAAAACTTGATCTCATCTCCAACACGTATGCTGCTTTTAATGAAGACATTACTATCTCCGAATGCATTGCTGACCAACGCATTCTGTGTAACAAAGAACTTGACCTTTCCCGTTCCCTGAAAGACCATATCAACGACCTGCAGGTTATCGGTCTGCGTCAGCGGTTCGCCTCCATTATCGTAAATTTGGATTTCTGCATTGGAGAGCTGAGCCAACGGAGGGTCGAACAAGTACTGCTCTTTAGAAAAAGGGTAATAGTCTGTGTACTGCGCCGGGAGGTTGCAGCCTCCTTCGTAGAGAGTCCGGGTATTCTGCGTGAGAACCGAGAATGATTTTTGGGCGGTATAAGAACCTCCATAATACTGGCCCTGCATATTCTGAATATTCATCAAGAGGTATGGCTTTCCGTGCAGCGAGTCAGGATACATAAGATGCCCCCCAAATGTTGCCGTTCCGTACGGCTGTGTTCCCCGGACAGGGAGAGTTGCGCGAACAAGGCTAATCTCAGTAATGTTGGATAGAGGGAGCTGCGTTGCAAACGTGTTCGTATTTGCCTGCTGCCCCGGGTAGATATCAATCCCGACCCGACCACCTGGTCCATCCTGGGGATTGAATACGGGAAAATAATTGATCCGTACCGCAGGATTGGTAGGAGAATACGCATCTGGAGTATGGAGGACTACTCCGTTGCTCGTAACATACTTCCAGCCATAGACTGGACGAAATGTCGCACCCGCTGTAACATTGAAATATGCGGGCGGTGTTTCTCCCGGTCCAAATATCTGGGAGCGGTTGTTGGGGACCACGGTCACTTCCCCCGTCATCCGAACATTCAGAAGAGTCGAGTGAGGCGTCTCATACGCTGCCAAGGGAATCGTAGGATTATTGAAGTAGAATGGAACTTGTGCGGTCAAGTTAGACGCCGAGGAAGCAGCTGGTGATCCAAACGAAAAAATGTTAGAATACGCATCTCCCTGTATCGTCCAATCGCGCACTGACGTATCAATGATCACATAACGCTTGATAGGAATCATATCCGGCGCCTTCTGAACCAGTGTTGTGATCGCATCGGGTTCGGCTTCATAATCCTCCTCTACCTCAGCTGGTACTGCCTTCTCTGCTTGTGTTGGCATCATGTCTTCGTTCCGCGTACGGGCAAATGCCAGACGCGGATCGGGAATACCTGTCTTGATATTTCCGTATTTATCAACATCGTCGTCAATGGATTCGCCACCCCGAATGGCTAAAAGAGCGGTCATAGGATCTACGTACTCATCGCGAGCTTCATAGTCTGTCTCCTGCAGGATTCGCAGGTAATTAGAGTCCATCTGTTAGTTATTATACTACCAGATTACCTAAATCCCGAATCCAGAACTCGGAAGGCGTTGTACCCTCCGTATCCGCGATAGCCTTGTTCAAGCGGTCCAGCTCCGCCTGGTGCTTGTCGATGTTCTCCTGAGTAATGCTGCTGAACGGCAGCTTCAGGAGCCCGTCGGTCTCGTGGAGATCGTGTGCCTTCAAGATCTTCTTGCACTCGTCCATCGGCTTCTTCCGCAGGTCAATCACATCGTTGCACATCAGCGTCAGGAACTTGACGACCTCAGTATGCCACGGCAGCTTGGCGCGCAGCTCTCGGATCAGATTCTCACGGCGCTTGCCGTAGAGATCGAGTCGTGCATGTGCATACTCCACCAGAATCTCATTGGGAGAGTCGTACCGCTTAATCTTACCGGCGGGATCAAACGCGTGCATGTTTGTGGTCTTGATCTTGTCAGTCAGGCCCAGGACCTTCTCCATCTGTGCCACCGGGAGTTCCTCCAACAGCACTACTTCGAAATTCACATCGCAGTCTGTGGAGGTGTCCGTGTAATCCTTGACCACCTCCTTCTTCTCGCAGTAGCCATCCAGCATCTTCTTGAAATCGCCCGTCCAGTAGCCCACCGGCAGATCGGTCACCACCACTGTCCGCGTCTTCGGGTTATACGTGTAATTCGCGGTCACCACATAGTCGTCCGCGACCTTCTCAATCTTACCCTTGAACCCGCGCGCCCACGGAGCCAAGACCTGTTGCTTCAGGATATCGTCCGCATGCCCGCCCTGCAGCCAGCGCAGAAGAACGTCCTTCAGTGTTGTGGGATTGTAGGACGGGATCACCGTCGAGTAGCCCGTACCAATACCCCGCGCACCATTCACCAACAGCATCGGCAGAACGGGCGCATACCACTCGGGCTCCACCGACAGCCCGTCGTCGTCGCGATACGTCAGGCATGGCAGATCGTCCGCGGGAACCAGATGTTTCATGTACGGCTGCAGGTACGTGAAGATATAACGAGATGCGGCACTATCCTTGCCGCCCTCCAGCCGCGTGCCGAACTGACCCTTCGGGACCAGCCACGGGAGATTGTTGGACCCCACGAAGTCCTGAGCCATCCCGATAATCGTCTCGTTGAGAGACATCTCGCCATGATGATAGCCCGCGTGCTCGCTGACATAACCCGCCAGCTGTGCGACCTTCACCTTCTCGGTCAGCTTTCGCTTGAGACATCCGAACAGAATCTTCCGCTGCGATGTCTTGAGCCCATCCATTGTGCTCGGGATAGACCGCTCCAGATTGTAGTACGAGAAGTGGATGAGGTCGCGATGCACGAACTCCTCGTACGGCAGAGTCTTGTCTGCCGAGGGCAGAACGATGTTCGCTGCCGAGTGCCCTTGGAGCCAGACCTTGCGATCGTCGGCCCGGGACTTGTTGAACGCCAGATCAATCGACTTGCTGCTCTCCTCCGGCGTGCAACGGAAGCGCGTGATGTTCATGTCCTTGAAGTACTCCTGCGCCTCGTCGCGCGTCGAAGTACCAAGACCCTTGTAATACTGAATCGCCCAGCCCGTGCGTGGCACTGCCTTCCACTGCTCGTACTCGTACTGCGTGTAGAACGTGAGCGTGTCCTTGCCCTTCGCCGCCTTCACGATCGGCGTCGCCATGTACGTCAGAAACCCAGGCAGCTCAAACAGCTGAGGCCAGAGTTCGTGAAACAGATTCACCAGCAGCCCGCGGATGTGCGACCCATCGTAGTCCTGATCTGTCATGATGAGAATGCGCCCATAGCGGAGCGACTTCGTGTCGTGATACGCCTTCCCTGACTCCAGACCGACGATCTTCTTGAGCTCGGCGATCTCCTTCACCAGCTCCACCTTCGATGCTGCCGAGTCCTTCACATTCATAATTTTACCCCGCAAAGGGAACACGCCGAAAGACTGACGCTGAGTTTTCGTAAGGCCGCTGAGTGCCATTGCCTTGGCTGAATCGCCCTCGGTAAGGATGAGGGTGCAGTCGGAGCCACGTACTGTTCCAGCCCAAGCAGCGTCTTCAAGTTTTGGGATGCCGTAGATTTTGCTTTGCTTTTTTCCATCGGACTTCTTATTTTCCTTGTCATCCTTTTCTTTCTGGCTGATGATGAGTGTATCCACCAGTTCCAACTTTGCCCTCACTTTCTTGAAGAACTCCTCGGGCAACTTGCACGTTGAGCCAAACGCCGTGCTCTTTGTCGTCAGCGTCTCCTTGGTCTGCGAGTTGAACGAGGGATTCTCCACCTCTGCCGTCACCCAGATTGCCAGATTCTCCTTGATTAGCGAGGGCTTCACCTTGATCTTCTTCTTGGTCTCCAGATACTCGGCAATGTTCGCCACCACCTGATTCACGATGTAATCCACGTGCGTCCCGCCCTTGGACGTCCAGATACCATTCACGAACGACACCTGCAGATGCCGGTCAATCGGCGTGTCCGCCACCGCCACACTCCAGCGCGGACCCGTGTGGAACACTACAGGAGTCGTCACGAACTCCTGTGCGTAGATGTTCAGGTCGCGGCACTTGATTGTGACCTTTTCCGTCTCACCATGTTTCCAATGCACTTTGACGTCCTTCCCGACCGTCATTGCCAGATCGCTCGCCCGCCGACGGAACACGCTCACCAGCTCGGGCGTCACCTCCGTCATCCCAAATCGCCCGAAATCCGGCGTCCAAGCCACGCTGACGTACGGCTTCACTTTGGATGCCGAGATCTTAGGAGACAGCACCTTCGTCATGTTGTCCTCCCACGTCTGAATATACTTCTTGCCACGGACTGCATCCACCGTCTCCACCGTCAGGCGCTTGCCGAAGATGTTCGCCAACTTCACGCCGTAGCCGTTCTTGCCGCCTACCAGCTTCTTCTCGTCCTTGTCGTAGTTCGTGGAGGTCAGTAGCTCGCCGAAGATCAGCTGGGGGACCCAGACCTTGTACTCCGCATGCTCCACGACATCGATGCCCTCGCCGTCGTTCTCCACCGTAATCGTCTTGTTGTCGGCTGAAATCTCAATTGTGATGTTCTTGACTGGGTTTGCCGAGTTGCGCTGCCGCATGCGCACCACGTGGTCATGGGCATTGACTAGCATCTCGTCAAACAGCTTGTAGAATCCAGGATTGAACTGCTTGATCGTCTTGAGCGCAAACGCCTCGCCTTCCACGACATACATCTCCTCGGCACATGTCTCAATGGAACCGACGTAGGTGTCGGGAAGAGATAGGATGTGCTCGCGATGCGTGTGCTTCTTGTATGCGGATCCGTCTGCCATTGTGAGATGTGTATCGTTCTCTGACTCTCCTCGGTAAATGGTCCGTTTTTGCCGTTTTGTTTAAGAGGAGAAACCTCATACATATAAAATGCCCCCTCGCACAAAGAAGACAAAGAAGGGAGAGGAGGTGAAAGTTGATTTACCACCTGTGATCTTCTTCCTCCGGATCGGGAAGGACTTTGAGATGGAGACAGAGCAGGTGGCGGCTCCCCAACCATCAGGAGCGGCTGGAGCAACGCAGTATTCGGAGATTCTGCATGAGACGGAGACCCGCGAGCGGCGGTTCGACGAGAGCATTATTCACGACCTAATGTCCAAGCTCCATCATCAGAAGGAGTATCCCAAGGGCACAGCCTGTTTCTGGTGCTGCCATGGATTCGCTGGGAGTTCGTTTGTGATTCCCATCTACTATGACGTCTATACCAACACGCACACGGCCGAGGGGAACTACTGTAGCCCTGAGTGTGCCCTTGCCTATATCTACAAGGACTCTGAGCTGTCCGAGTCAGAGAAGTGGCGCCGTCATTCGCTCCTGCGAGCAATGTATGCCGCTCTCTATGTTGGCAAGGATATCTTTCCTGCCCCTGACAAGCGTGTTCTCCGTCTGTTTGGGGGCAACCTAGATATCCAGCAGTATCGGGAGTTTGTCTATAATTCCACGAAGCCCTTGCAGATTGCCATGCCCCCAGTTCGCCTGTACATCCCTTCTGTGAATACACAGGCGACGACCAAGGATATCAAGTCGTATGTGTCGCTGACCAATGAGACGGTGGATAAGGCATCGCAGCAGCTCCGTCTCAAGCGCTCCAAGCCTGTTCATGAGGGAGGTGCGACTCTGGACAAGTGCTTTACCATCGTTAAATAGTTTAGTCATAGTTTGTGGGGAATACTCAAATGAATCCTCAGGAGATTGTTCGTATGGGGATGATGTACCAACTAGTGAATTCTGCCGGTAAGGGCAGTTGGTCACCCCTTCTCAATTTTCTAGGACTC